ATGTATGGCAGGATTTGGACAGACAGCAGAAGCACAGAAGAAAATTAAGGCTGAAGTAAGCGAGCCGGTAGAGGTTAAGAAGCCTCTTTCCGGCGACCCCTTCGCTGAAATGCGAGCCGAAGACAACGCTCGTACTTTCATGCTAAAGACACATCAGTTCATTGGTATCATGGGGCATGACGGCACATGTAAGTCGGCTATCGTTCTTGATGCCTTTGAGAAGGATGAATCTAAACCCGAAGACTCAACACTTCAAGTGATTGACTTTGACGGTGGTGGTGGTATGCTTAACTCATCTATCTACAAGAATGAAAACATTCGCTCATGGAATCCGTGGCAGATGGGGCATGACCGCACAGCACACGATTACCCTGCTACACACGACCGTATCATGAAAATCATGCGATACCTCATCAATGAAGCCGAAGCCGGTAAGCCGGTGTGGGGCGTACTGTTGAGTGGTATTGATTCATGGCTTGAGATATGCAACCATAACATGCGTATCGTTGACTTGGGTATGGCGAAAGACGCTATCCAATCAGCGGATTACAGCGGTGGTGGTATGGAGAAAATCAAGTCGCAGACAGCGTGGGGTATGCGTAACGCTCGCTTTCACCAACTTACTCGATTGAGCCGTGACCTTGTTCGACTCGGTGTGCGTGTCTTTTGGGAAACACACATGACTATCGCCAACTTCTCTTACAAGAGTGGGCCGGTTGATGAGTGGAAACCTGCGTGGGAAAAGAAAATGAACGGCTACTTGCCAACCATTATCCACATGCAAGAGACACAGGAACACAACGATGAAGGTGAATTAGAAAAGACAGTCTTTACAGCGTCGTACACTAAGTGTAAGACCAATCCAAACCTCGTGAATCAATCTCGGTCGGTCTTCGTGACACGACCCGATGGCGATTACACATGGAATGGACTACCGGACTTGTATGACGGTACACTATGAGACTCCAAGTGAGGTAGGTTTGTCAAGTAATAAGGAGTAAGGTTTTCACAATCGAATGGGCTTCGGTTGCCACTGATAGGGGGTTGGTTTTGTTGCCCCTTCTCCTTTCCTACTTACACTATGAGGTGATATTATGACTAAAATTACAGTGAATAAAAGCGAGTTCCTCTCGTTCCTTTCTGTCTTCACGAAAGGTGTACCCGACCTACGGTTGGATTGCGCCGGTTCTCGTGTAACGGTTGAGGTTGCTTACGCATCGTTTTACTTGCGAAAGTATTTCCTTTCCGTACAGGTGATAGAAGAAGGGGCTATCCACATCGCTGACCTTGAGAAAGCACTCAAGTTCATGAAAGCGACAAAGGAGGAAAATGTAACACTGCGGCAAGTTGACACACACAAACCGTTACACATCGAAGCAGGTGGTAACAAGTTGCAACTACCGAGTACGAATGATATTGAGTCAGCAATCAAGGCCGTTGTAATTCGTTCACTGTTAAAGAAGTGTCAAGAAGGTGGGTGGGCTAAGTTTGGTAAATCCAACTTGTCCACCCACTCATCACTGATGACAAAGGATTTGATTTCATTTGCCAACATGCGTGGCATACTGGCGAAGGACACGGACTTCAAGTTGCGTATTCACTGTGGTGAAGAAGAGGTAGGTATTGTAGCAGGTAAGGCGGCAAGTGGTCGTTTGTTTACCACACTCCCTGTATGGGACACTGATGGCCCTGCTACTACTGTTGACTCGATGTTCACCGATGCCCTGCCTACCTGCCTCAACTATCTCGATGATGGTGAGGCTCGTATGCACATGGGTAGAGGAACGATAGTAATTTTTGAACAAGTAACCACGCTTCTCATGGTCGTAGATGTAGGTGATGACTGATGAATAAACCTACATTAAACGAGTGTATGATTGTTGAGCAAGACTGTATAACAGGTATGAGTGAAATGTTAAACAGTAGCGTTGATTGTATCATTACATCACCCCCTTACAAAGACGAGGATGGATATACTGACGAACTGATGACTGCTTGGCTTAAACAAGCCCACCGTATTCTAAAAAACAATACCGTTTTATTCATGAACTTTGGACACTTAGCAGGTTTCAAGTCAAGGGCTTTCCGTGTTGCTATGATGGCCGAAGAAGCGGGCTTCGCATGGAACGATACAATTACATGGGTGAAGAATCACTACCGCCCTATACAGGGTAACAAGCGAGTGAATAACCTCACCGAGTTCATTTTCATACTGACTAAGGGTAAACCCGTTCTTGATAGATTATCTATTGGTGTAGAGTATGCCGACAAGTCAAACATCGGTAGATTTGCAGACCAAGACCTAAAGTGCCGAGGTAATGTATGGCCCTTAAAGTATAAGACTGTCCAATCCAAAGAACAAAAGAGGCACAACGATAGATTCCCTGTGGAATTACCTCTTTGGTGCTTACGCTTGGCGGCTGTAGAAGGTTTAGTAGTGGACCCTTTCAATGGTAGCGGCACTACTGGCATAGCGTCTAAAATAATGGGCTTAGAATATGTTGGCTTTGAAATAAATAAAGCCCATGTAGAATATGCAAGGAGGTGGATTGATGATTATTGATTGGTTCACTGATGACCCGTATGACCCACCTACCATCTACGAGCGTACTCGTGGGGCTGATGGGGTGCTACACGAGCGATACATCATGAAGGGCGACGATGATTATGTTGAGCCTTTCTTTTGGGTAGCCGAAGAAGCACCTCAATATGTAATGAATCGCATTAGAGGACACAGGGGAACTATTCATCCGAACATCAAGGCGACCGGACTCGACGGTAAAACAATACTGAAAGTAACTGTACAGCACCCCAATACTCTATGGGAATTGAAAGAGAAGTGTGGGGTATGGACATATGAGGCTGACCTCAATTACCTCGACCAAATACTACTCACCAACTATCCCGATAAGTTGCCGGAGTTCAAACCTCGGATATGGTACTTTGACCTTGAGTGGGACACCGAAGACCAAACGACAACGGTAATGGCTGTGTCCGATACATTCAGCGACCACCCTGTAGTGTTCGCTTGGAGTGAAGAATCTATTCGTGATACTATTACTAAGACTGAATGGATAGACCGTTACGAAGGGTATGAACTACGCACCTATCCTAATGAACATGAGATGCACGATGGCTTCTTGTCTTACCTTGAAGAGTGCAACCCCGACATGCTGGTGGCTCATGCTATTGCTTGGGCTGATTTACCTCACTTGTACCAACAACTGGGTGTAGAGCGTGAGCGTCTATCTCCTGTGCGTAGAGTAGTAGCACCGAACAAGAAGACGGGCGCATACCGCACCACTGCTCAACCTATCAAGGGGCGACTGATATTCGATACTGCGGCGCAGTGGACTGACGGTAGTGGCTTTGAGGGTATATGGCAGAAGTCCGGTAAGGGTCAAGCACAGTCTCGCAAGTTGGATTGGTTCGCTACTGAACTTGGTTTCAGTGGTAAATTAACAAACGACATTGAAGGTATGACCGTCTTCAATGGATGGAGGGAATACTATGACGATTTCGTTGACTATTGTTTAGTTGACACTACATTACTGCGTGACTGTGATGAGAAATTGAATTGTATATCCTATCACATAGCCATGCAACAATTGGCGGGTGTCTCATTCGGTAGCACCCACAAGGTCACTCGATACTTCCGAGGGTTGATTGGTCGTCGTACTGACCTCAAAGCACCCTCTTCTTACATTCAAGAACGCCCCGAACTACAGGCGGCGTGGGTTATGCCTCCGGTAGCAGGGCGACATGAAAATGTGGCACTGGTTGACTTCGCATCACTCTATCCAAACATCATACTCTCCGCCAACCTATGTTGGACTACGATTGCAGACGGGCCGGGGGAGAATATTCTCACACTGAAAGTTCCTCCTAAGTATGATGACAAAGGTAACATGATACCCCTTACAGGTGGTACATTCCACTGGCATCAAGACAAAGAAGGCATACTACCTTCTGTCGTCAAACAAATGCTCGCTCTCCGTAAGGAGTACAAACGCCTCATGCGTGAGGCTGATGACGCTGACATACGCCTTGGTTACAACATGTTACAGATGGCGGTCAAGGTTGCTGTCAATGCCATATACGGTATGACTGGTACTAAGAAAATTGGTGGACAATGGAGTAGTTACCCAATTGCACAGTGTATCACTTATCTCGGTAGAGAGTCTATCAGTATGCTTGTTAAGAAGAGTGAAGAGATGGGCTACCGAGGGCTTGCAGGACACACCGATTCATGTTACATTCAAGTTCCCTTCGATGAAGCCGAAGAAGTTGCAGGTGAGTTGACTCGCATCGCTCAAGAAGAAATGGATTTGAAGTATCTCGATGTAGAACTTGAAGCCTTTTTCCCTTACTGGTTCACTGCCGGTATCAAGAATCGAAACTTCGGTATCAAGTCATACCCTCCCGAAGACAAGGGTGAGATGAAGGTGACAGGCTTTGCTATGAAAGCGGCTAATGCACCACCATTGAGTAAGCGTGTACAGCGTGAGGCTTTCACGCTCATATGCAATGGGGCTGATGAAGGTGATTTGTTTGATAACATCCGACCAATGGTGAAGGCTGTCTATGGTGGTGGCGCACTGGATGATGTATCAGCATACGGGCGCATTCAAAAGCACTTAGATGACTACAACCCATCACACACACCGAACACAGCGAAGGCGGCGCAATACTCAAACAAATACAATAACACTGATTTTAATAAAGGTGATAGCGTTAAGTGGGTATTCATAAACGGTGTACCGGAGGGTCAACCTCAAACCAATGTGATAGCATACGATGAAGTAAGTGAACTGGATGAGTATGATATTGATTGGACTACATGCGTTGACAAATGGATAGCAAAGAAACTCAAGGTCGTGTATGAAACACTCGACTGGGATTTAGAACGACTCACTGCGAAGCGGGTCTTAAAACAATACTGGTGATAAAATGAGCAGAATAGAAGACGAAGTATGCAAGAAAATTGCACAGCGAGCAGAAGTAGGCAAAGCGAAGTACGGGGTCACTATGGAAACCGCACCACTCTCTCGTCTTCAATGGCTCATCCATGCTCAAGAAGAAGCGATGGACTTGGCCGTGTACTTGCAGAAATTGATTGAAATGGAGATGAAAGAATGAGATGGAATCCTACTGGTGATGATAGTCGCCCACGCATAGACGATTACCTTGAGGCTACCGGCAACCAATTGGAGGCTGACTCATACAAGAGTAGCACCTACGCTTGGAATCCGAATGAGGATGAAAGTAAAATCCTAAGAGTTACCAAGTCAAGTTATGGCACATTCGGCTGGTGTCCACAGCAATACTACCTTGAGAAGTTCAAGGGTTTGCGTGGAGAGACAGTGGACCACCATATACGAGGGCTAAATGTTCACGACATGATGGAGTGGTTTTGGGGTAACTTCACCGACGAACAAGAAAAATCAGTGTTAAAGTTAATTGATGAAGGTGATTTACTTGAGGCTGAAAAGTTGTTCAACAGTGCTATACCATCCCCTCCCGAACCGTATGAGTTCGGTGAGGATGAACAAATAGCACAGTGGGTGAAATGGCAATTCAACCGCTTGGTTATCACCAACGGTAATCAGTGGCGACCTGTCGCTATTGAAGCAAACATACAGGCCACACGCTTCGTTGAAGTAGATGGTGTACACATTCCTATTCACATGAACGGTTTCATAGATGGACTGTTCGCTGATGATGATGGCTTCGCTCTCATGGAGTTGAAGACTGGTAAGTATAACAAGAGCAAACCCGGCTCTATGCGTAAAGAAATGCAGTTTTACAAAATGATGCTTGAACACAGCCCCCATCACGAGTTCCTCCCTATCACCCATTGGGGCTGGGAGTTCCCCGGCGGTGGTATTAACGGCGGTGATGGCCCTACAGTATTCTATGAAGACACCAAGAAAGGTGGTAAGTACTCATCTAAGAGTATAGAGAAAGGATTGGTGCGTCTACTTGAAGCACACATAAACATGGAGTTTCCACCCACACCGTATTTGGGTAGGCTGGTAGAAGGTTTACCTTTAGAGGAACAAAAACTGAAATGCAACTGGTGTAGTTACAAAGCCCATTGCGAGTTTTGGGATATGGACACATATTTGGATAATACAAATGAAGAAAAAAATAAATGAGGATGAAAAGAATGATTGAAATAATAATGTTAATAGAAAGAATGATGAATGAAAAAGTAGGTAATTTCAACTATGTGGTGAAAGTACAAAAGTCAACTGGTGCAGGTCGTAAGAAGTATTTGCGTAATGTTGTACGGCAGACAACTCTTGATGAGTTCGCTGATATAGACGGTGAGGCTCAATACAGACACCCTAAGACGATTACTTATACTGTACACCCATCACACATGCGAGCCGATAATCTCAACGACTTGATAGACGATTTGATGAAAGACCTCGACATTTATCTACACGAGCATCGGTGATACAGTGGCTTTCTTACCCATAGACTTCCCTCGTGAAGTCCTTGAATTACCGAGTAGCGGTGAGCGTGGCTGGCGAAGACTCGTCAAAAATGCCTCCGAATTAGAACGCTACTGGTCGGGTAAGAACGGGAGTGGTAATGTTTACTTTACCGCTTATGGTTACAATGAAACCCAAGCACCCAAGCACCACAGGGTAGATTACAACACACCCAAAATACACCACTTCGTACTGGACTTTGACTGTAAGGATTTCAAGGACAAAGGTAGAGACTTACCGTTTGAAATACCACATAGTGAGGTAAAAAAACTACATCGCTTGTTGATGGACAAAGACATACTACACTATGTTTGGTTCAGCGGTGGTGGTTTTCATGTTTGGATTCCGCTTGATGAAACAATAGAGCCAAAAAATGGTGCAGAACTTTCACGCATAAAGCACTCCGGTAAACTACTCATCAATGAATGGGAAAGTAAACTGGGAGGGTTAAGGTGTAACGACCCCGCTGTTGCCTTCGATACAAGTGGTATGATACGCATACCTAATTCGTATAACGCCAAGCGAGAAGTTTGGTCGTTCCCTTTGAACAGTGAAGACCTTCTCAATCTATCGTATGATGATTTAATGAATAAAGGACAAGAACCGCATTACGGTTACATTACTTTAGGTAATATACCTGTTAAATTAAAAGTTATACAAAGTAAAATTATGACAATGGGGCATATCAAGACGGTGGATATACCGACTGTATCACTTGATGACCTACACATGCTACCCTGCCTATCTCAAGCGGCTATGGGTGGCGGTAATCCTACTCACAGGGCGAGGTTTCACCTTGCCTCTTACTTAGCCGACCGGCTTCGCATGTTCTTTCCCGCTTGGCGCATAGCCAATGAAGAAAAAGAGAAGCATGTAGGTATGATTTCAAAAATTATATCCGGTCAAGGATGGGTTGACTACCGACAAGAGAAGACAGAAGAACAAGTACGCAGTATAGTGATGGCTGGTTATCCACATGCTACCTGTGCTACACTTTACCAAGAGGGTTTCTGTGTGGGTAAGTGTAAATACTACGATGAAACCGGCGATATGGAGTGATATTATGAGCAACATATTCGACGCACATGACGATAAAATTAAGCCTAAAAAAAGACGCAACATTAACACAATTAAAAGAGTTGTTAAATTACTTCAAGACGAATGTGAAATGAACACTATTGAGATTCATCAAGCATTACATCGAACATGGCCTCGGTGGTGTCCGGGTATGACTCGTTTAGGTAACATTCTAAGTCGTAACAAAGAGTTCGTAAAAATAGGTAGTGAAAAGGTATCAAGTGGTGTATCGGGTCATTATGACATCATGGTATGGGGGTTGGCAAATGAAGCCGGACTTGATAATTGATAGCAACGAAAGAGGTTCACTGTGTGAATCTATTGAGCGTAAAGCGAAGAAGGCCGGTCTTACTGTCGTAAGACAAACATTGGTGGTAGGCGATTATCAATTAGGCGGTGCTTTAGTTGAGGCTAAAAGTATTCCCGACCTGTTTCAGTCGTCACACTCCGGCCACCTGTGGAGACAACTTGACAACATGGATGCAAACTTTGAACGGTTCTTTCTTGTCATTCACGGCTCAATTGAAAAGTATGTTACTATGGCTAAACGCAACGGTAAGAAGGTAAGTTACTCCAAGGTGCAAAGTGAACTGACTGGTACTATCGCTCGGATAATGAGTGATTTTGAATGCCAAGTTTTCTTCACACCCGATGTAAGTAGTGCGGCTCTTTTCGTAGTAAAATTACATGACAAGTTACACAAGCCAGCGAGTAAGCATGGGGCGCAATCAATCCGTAGGGTAGCGAGTAACGACCTACGCTTGGACATGATAATGACTGTTCCGGGTGTAGGGCGTGAAGTAGCGGAACGCCTCTTAGAATCATGCGGTAACATAGAAGAAATGTGCTTTCCCGAATCACTTAAGCAAATCAAAGGCTTAGGCGAGGTAAGAAGAAAATTACTTATTAAAATACTTACAAGTGAAGACCCTGTAAAGCAAGAAAGAAAGGTCAAACGGTAAAATCATATATAAATACTAAAAGAAATGAGAGATGAAAACCATGACACAATTATCAAATTACAAGGCCGTACAAAAGTTTCCTGTTCTTGAAGGGTATTTACACCACTTTTCACGAACTTCGATGATGAATGAGATTCCGGGCTTACTGTCTTTCTTTTTCATTCAAGGGCAAGTGGCTCTACCTTACATTCGCATTCCTACTGGTGATTCTCACCTTGACCCTCGTGTGCATGTATTTTGGATTCAACCTTCTCGTACTGGTAAGTCCATAGCATGGAACTTCATTAGTGACATCATGGAACAAATCGAAGTACCTTATGATTCGTTTGCTTCGGGTACAGATGCAGGTTTGATTGGTTCTACCAATGCAGTGCTTGATGAAAACATGAAACCTACGGGTGAGTTTGAAACCGTTCCGGGTTTACTCGCAGGTCGCAAGGCTATCAATTTCGATGAAGGTTCAATCCTTCTCACCCCCAATAAACACAGCCAAGAAACAGTATTGTATCTACAGACAGCGTGTAACGCAGTGGGTAGCAACAGCAATGTACTGGTAAAGCACATGAAGGGGAATAAAATTGAGTGTGATTCTTTAGTGTCTCTTTGGATTACTACTTATCCACCGAAGGGTGTCAAGGATTATGTATTAACAAAGGGTATTTTTCAGCGTGTCCTGCTTTACTGGGCGCACTGGGACATGGGTATGCGACAAGAAGTGAGTACTACCCGTCTTGGAACTTTTTGGCAGAAGCCCGAAGAGAACGATTTGTCTAAGGATGACATTTGCGATTACTTCAAGAATACAGAAAAGCGTATTCGTGACCGCTTACTCAACATGAGTGAAGTAACATTCACACAGTGGGGTGAAATGACTGATGATGAGCGAGAAGAAATTGTACAGCGTCATATGTGGGATATGTTCAAACCAAGTTTGAATTATACCACCGCATTGTATCAAGCATCCGAAGACATCTACGGTTTACTGATGGACATGAACCCATCTATGTCGGAGATTGTAGCATCATTCACGCCCGGTATTGAGAACTACCTTGGCATCATCTCACTTCACATGGCACTACTTGATGAGTCATGGGAGATTAATGATGAGCATGTAGATATGGCTCACGAGATACTGATTGACTTGTTTCAAAACCTCATCTCTTGGCTTGAGGATTCAGTTGAAATTGGTGGTAACAAAGCCAAAGAAGGTAAAATCCTTGGTGACATGCAGAAAGCATACGAGCAATGTGCAGGTTACGAACTTGAAGGTCACGGCGATGGTTGGTGCAGACAGTCAGCCGTATGGAATACATACATGGCTGATACAGGTGTAAGTAAAAGCACAGCCCAAAGACACTTTAAAGACTATAGTAGTAAGGTATTTGTAAACCGTAAACAAGGTAAGCGGGTTTACTACAGACATAAGGTGGCTAAGAAATGAGTAACATAATGGCATTAGATATTGAAACAGGTAATTACTCGTGGGAGATTGGAGGATGGGATAAGACCGCCTCCTTTGAGCCTACAGTGGTCGCTACATGGAACGGCAACGATGGAACGGTATATTGTAACAAGTCACTCGACATTGATGCCACAGTGAAAGAACTTCACCCTCGTACACTGGGCGAGGACTTAGCAAAGCATGTTGCTGGCGGTGGCGTTGTCATCGGTCATAACATCAAAGGATTCGATTTACCTGTACTGCGTGATGCACTTGACTGTTGGACAGCCGGTGATATACTCGGTAAAGCCGATGCTGTCATTGACACGAAGCACTTGGTACAGAAGGCGGCAACTGCCGTTGGTAAGGTATCAACAACACTGGGAATGCTGACAAAGACCACTTTAGAGGACAATAAACTTATGAACAGTGAGGATGCCCCCTTAGCATGGAGAGCAGGTAAGTTCGATGAGGTAGCCAAATACTGCCTTAGCGATGCTCAATTAACATTCGACTTGTATCAATTTGGAAAGAGTGAAGGCTATATCAAATCAAGACAATTAGATACAGGCGAAATAGTAAAAATAGAAGTGGAATGGTAGATATGACGGAGATTGAAAGTACGAAAAGTAAAGCACAGATACACAACATACGGGCGGCAAAGACGGTAGCAGATACCGTCAAATCAACGCTTGGCCCTATGGGAATGGATAAACTGATGGTTGATGGTGGAGGCGGTGTTATCGTTACAAACGATGGTGCTACTATCCTGCGTGAACTTGATGTATCACACCCCGGTGGTAAAATGATTGTTGAAGTAGCGAAGACTCAAGAAAACCTGTGCTATGACGGTACAACGAGTACTGTCATTCTTGCAGGTCAACTACTTGGTAACAGTGAAACGCTGTTTGAGAAGGGATTGCACCCTAATGTAATTTGTCGTGGTTATCACGAGGCATCTCAAATGGCTATTGAATACCTTCGCACTAATATATCACTGACAAGTGATAAGCGTGATGTACTGGTATCGGTGGCTAAAACTGCTATCACTGGTAAAGCACTTGAGAACTCACTTAATGCTGTTGCTGAACTTTGCGTAGCCGCTGTCGAAAAAGCCGGTGATGCTGAAAGCGTCAAGGTTGTTTCATTCCCCGGCGGTTCACTTGATGACTCCTACCTTTACGAAGGTTCGATTGTAAACAAGGATTATGTGCTTGAAGGCGAGGATGCTTACTCGAATGTAGTGTTGTTGAATACTGGGCTTGAGAATGAAAAGAGTGAAGACAATGTACAGGTACAACTTGATGCTCAATCATTCCAATCATACAAATCGTCGGGTAAAGCAAACCTCATCTCAACGGCTAAATTACTTGTGAAAGTATTACCGAAAGGTGGTGTTGTTTTTGTCCGTGATGCCGTCAACGACCATGTATGCGCTCACCTCAAGAAGCATAACATTATGGTTGCTCGTAGAGTACCCGAATCAACACTTCGCTCATTGAGTAGAGTTACAGGTGCTACTATCTATCAAACACCCGAAGAGGTAGAAGGACACACAGAATGTATCGTAGAGCGACAGAAGCATAACGATGTTTGGTATCTCTTCGTTCAAGGTGATGTCAAGAGCGATGAGGCAACACTCGTGCTAAGGGGTGCAACATCTCACACGCTTGAAGAAGTTGAGCGTGGATTTGATGATGCACTCGGTGTAGTTTCTTTAGTGTTAAAGAACGGCAACTTTGTTGTTGGTGGTGGAAACGCATACGCTCGTATGTCGGCTCACCTACGCCAACATGCGGCACAGATAGGTGGTAGAGCGCAGATGGCAATAGAAGCCTTTGCAGACGCATTAGAGTGCATTCCTGCCACTATTGCCGAAAATGCGGGGCATGACCCACTCGACACCGTACTTGCTATTCGCCACGAAATCCTACAGGGCAACCGTGAAATCGGGCCGGATGTACACAACGGCGGTGTATGTAATATGATGGAACTTGGTGTTTATGAGCCTACAGAACTGGTTCGTCAAGCAGTACTAAGTGCCAGTGAAGTCACTAATTCAATACTCCGTATTGACGATATAATAGCACGAAGGCCACCTCAATGACGACTTACATATGCGTATTCTGCGATGAGCCTTGTAAGGTTCTTGTTGATGGAGATTTTTGCGAGGCTTGTTACGATGGGGCGGCTAATAGAGAAGTTAAAAGTAAAGTGTAGGGCTTGCGCTCATTGGCACATAGCCCGACGCATATCGGCTCGATTCCTTGATGATGAGCGTGAGCGTTTCCTGTTACTACAATGTAGGCGATGCGGTCATTATTGGCAAGACACAGCAATTAAGAAAAATAACAGTGAAAGTAAATGAAAATAATTTTCTTTCTTCTATTTTGAATCGCCCATATATCATATCCCCTTTCTTAGTCCATCTCATCATGGTATCGGCCCTCCTAATGTGAAGAGTTGCGCCGCTAATCGTTGTATTGCTGTCTCTAAATCGGGGGGAGGGCCGCCCGCCCAATTACCTGCACCTGCGCCGGGGTTGTATGGTTCAGCACCACCTTGTCCGGCTGGCAAAGCGGCGGCGGCTAAAACACCTTGAGCCGCAGTAGCGTAGTCGGCGGAGTTGAATGCTTTGACTTGGGCGAGGTTGGTAACTTCACTATCCATGAGCGCACCCGCCGCAGTGACATTTGTTGCATCAGTCACATCCGCACCGTCTTCAACATTGAGTAGTGTCAGCACTTCTGCTTTGGTTATCCCCGAAGCAAACACAGGCGTTCCACTGTTGTCTTCAATAGCCGGGGCAGTGCCACCACCGCCCGAATCATCGGATAGTACACTAAATACAGGTGTAGAAGCATGACTCGTAGTGCAAATAAATCTCGTAAGAGTGCCACCGTTTACAGTGTAACTACTGCTACGAACAAAAGTAACAGTGCGGGTTGCGTGAAGGTTTCTTACTTCTATGATGTAACCAGCAGGGAATGAACCACTTGTAGTTACAGTAGCATTACCACTGGGGGTCAAGAGTAGGATATTCGCATCAGTTGATTTAAGTGTGATACTTGTTGCTGTACTTGTCAATACACGGTTGAAAACTGAACGGGTGTATCGTGCGGCGTGTGTGCCGCTGTAGTATAATGTGTCTTTGTTATCATCGGGTACAGTAGCACCTGTCACAGCCGCACCGAATGATTGCCACATTGCACCAAAGCGTGATGCACCTAAAGCACCATTACCTATCCCACTGTGAAAAGCGTCAAGGTCAAGCAGTTCATCGGTTGATGCTACATCTCCACTGGTAACAGGTGAGAAGTACATAGGTGATGGTCGAACAAATACCCGCTTATCATTTACTTCTGTGATTGATAATTTGAGGTCATCACCTCCTGCATCATACACTACACGCAATACAGCGAGAACAACTGTTTGAGTGTTTGCTAATGCACTACTACCTGTTGCGGTAGGTGTGTTAAGGAATCCTGTGGGAGTAGCAGGGTAACTGTTTGTACCGGCAGTAATAGCAGTTCCTAATTCCCAATAAATATTTTTAACAGTAGAAGTATTATCAGCGGAAACATACACTACAACTAATGCTTCTTTACCACTGGTAAGAGCAGTAGGCGAGCCAGTCGCACTTGCACTACTCGTGTTGAGGGTGTATGTTGTTGTTGCACCTACACCACCTGCGAATTGATACATGATACCATCAAGTACAGCATAGCCCCCTTTAACAGTAAAAGTAGTTCCACTTGCGTAATTGACAGCACCGGGTATATTTGCGGGAATGTTTCTATCACCTTCTCCACCCGATGTATCATCATACATGATAACACCATTACCGTGAATACCCTCTACCATGTTGGTGAGTGTGGGTGACAGGATATGGTCGCCGTCACCTAAGCCGTCAACATTCGTTGCTGTCGCTACTGTCAAGTTATGATTCGTATGCCCCGATACTGGATTACCGTTTCCCATTCTATGCCACCTCTATGAGTATTTCAATGTTAATTTCGTTTGCCGATGTCTTGATAATCGGTTTTGTTGTATAACGAGCGACAGGTGTGAAGTCGGAGGTGGTACGATTTTGTATGTACACCTCACGGATGCTATCAGTGAATGTGTCATCAATACTCATTGATGCTTCGATAAGTAGAGCAGTGTCATCAATAATCGTCACTGTCGGTGTGAGAACGATAGCAGGGCGACCCGCCGCACCATCCTCCGCAGTAGCCGGTGTTCCGTCGAAACCTACCACTACTTCGTTGATAGTATCAGCGATAGTCTGTAAGAGCAAACGGCGCATGTGATTCGATACAGGCATGTCAATATCTCCTAATCTCGGTCTTATTCGCACCTATCGGCAACCCTTCGCCACCAATTTTGCCTCTTGTCTTCGTGCCTTTAACCCCTCCGATTAAGAAGGCGGAGGTATGAACACCTCGCTCGGTTACTTGAGAAGTGATACGCAATTCAATTTTACCGAACATGGATAAGTTTTCTTCGACAATTTGAACATAAGTAAGAGGTGCTTCTCCACTGGAAACAGCGGTTGCCCCTTCACTAATGCCTTGCAGTACACCTTCTATACCCGACTCGATGTTAAGCATAGTAAGGTCGGTAATACCTACTATCGGCATATGTCTTGCTTCTGTGATGACACGAGTTCGACCGTCATACTCAATCGTCATACCCGGTCGCATGTCAGTGATGCCGGGATGACCGCTACTGCTGATTGCACCCGCTGTAAGTGTATGACCTCGTAGGATTTGACGAGCGACTCTTCTTGCCCCGTTGGTTGAGCGTACCGTCATATCTACGACTGGTGCTGGTTCTTCTCGTATCTCACCGTTGTTACCGCTTTGTCTTTCAGTGTCATCAACAGTAACGATAACCAAGTCATTCAATGCCATCGGTTGACCTTGTACAGTGACACGGTTTGGTGTATTATCCACAGGGTCAGTTCGCTTAGAACCAAAACGGATGTTGGCGTTTACACTACGAGTGGCTTCGCTGAATGTGATAGGAACATACAACATATTACCGAATCTGTCTATGAGTATCATGCGGCTGTCATGCCGACCGATAAACCGTAGTGCGGTCATCAAGTTGACATTTGTAAAGTCTTGACCGAGGAAGCGAGTAGAGTGGAGTCTTCGACCGTTGTTGTTGTTTGCGGAACTCATACTACGACCAATGTTGAAACTATTCATACTGGTAGTTGCTTGCTGACCTAAACGGATAGCCATGTCTGTTGTTCGCAAACCAACATCAATCGGCTGACCCAACTTAACTTCACGCTCAAGGAAACCAAGGTCGTTAAGTGTTTTACCTTTCATGTTTTGTAGATTCATAAGAATACCGACAGTGCTGGATTCAAGCGTGGAGATAGATAGCCGTTGGGCGGGGTTGTCGGCATTGTAAACAAGCATGGGTTTGTTGGTTGAACTCAATACATTGTCACCCAAAAAAGGTACTGCGGTGCTACTATGCCCCGGTGTTTCTTTATGTGTGATTTGAATTGACGACTCACCCTCAACAATTTGATAGCGGGTTTCGGGCATGACTTGAAAAGTAGATGCGTTACTATTTTCAATGGTAACTTTTGCTTGTACACCTGTACTCGTGTCCACCTTTGCATGATGAACGGCGTTGTCAACGAACACCGGCTTACGCACATGGTCCATTACTGCGGGCATGTCAGTACTAAACCGACCGACGACTGTATTTTTGATAACTACCATGATTGATTCCTCCTTAACCATTCATCATGTTCATTAACCATTCATCATGTTCATTTTCATTCATAGAATCTGTAACACTGTAAGAAGGTTGTGAAAATACAATGTTTTCCCAATCAAAAGGTCGGTCATGAGAAACAAACGCTTCATCCATTTTAGCATCGTTAGTAGGATTCCACTCATTTTGTCGTCGCTGAACATCCCCAATATTTTCCAATCTACCCCTGTGTCCTAATATAATGCCTCGCTTATCATCCTCCCGCGTAAAACCATTCGGATGCATTCGAGAAAAAAACGAAGCAGTAGCGTGTGGTTCTGCCCCACCTTCAGCCCACCATGTTCCTTTCCTGTCAAGGTCAATTGGGGTATTTTTTTGATGCCATTGTGTAGCATCCATAGGTTGTGTAGTTAAGAACGGTACTCCACGGTAAGCAGTTACAGGCTCTTTACCGGGGTAATCTTCTATGTAGTTGTACAACTTCATTTGGCGTGATGCCTTGAGGAAAACCCATGCTTTATCTATTGGAGTCATCAGCAGTTCCACCGTTTAAGAGAAGCCCCTTTCGGTGTTAATTTACCTTTCTTACTCGTTGCGCCTTTCATGCCACTCATACGAGCGCAGAATGATTTACGACGCTTGGCCTTCTTTGAGCCGGGCTTGAGTTTACTTGGCTTAGTTGTCACAGGGGGTTTGAGATTTGCGCCACTCTTGCGCTTGGCGGCGGCACGACCCTTAGCGTTCAGTCCACCCTTTGGACTGTGCTTGTTTGGGTTATAACCGTGAAATGGTTTACTTTTTTTCTTTGCCTTCATCAAAGCAAACGCATTTTCCATTGGTGTACAACAATTACAAAAGTCGTATTCAATCATGCGCCATCACCACTGTGGTCTGTTGAGTTGTAGGAGACATCTCCTTTATGTCCTTTTGGATGTAAGGCTTGACTGAACCGTGGTTGTACACTGTAGTCCTTACGAACAATAGTCTCATCGTTTTCTACAGATGTACGGCGGCGTGATGCATCGGAACGGTAATGTTCTAAAGTATTCTCACTGATAATTACACGAGTAACTTCATTGTCAATTTTACTACTATCAAAGCCGCTGTCAGCCGTTCCGATGATTTTTGGGCCTTTACTCATAGGCACAGTGTCACTTGCACTAATGTCCATGTAATACGCAGGTGTGTAAGGTGGATTAGTGTCGGGGTTGGTGGCACGAATGTATGACCCAACTGATGCCTTACCGTTATCCACATCATACACATACAGTCCATACTTACCACCAGCAGTAGCACCGAAGTAGTTGCTACCTACTTGTGGGCTTGATGAGTGCAAGTTGAGATTAGAACGGAACATCTCAATGTGTTGCTTGTCCATCATACGCACTGGGCGCATCATGTATGTGACCTTCTTATCAGTCACATTTGTACGCACATGTCCGTTAGTGTCTGTATGGTATGGATTGCTGGACTTCCATTGACTCGGATTACTTGAAAATCCATACTTTTCAGCGAGGTAGCCTTCTACTTGTCTTTCTTCTTCAGTAGTCATTGAGCGATTGTACTGTATTACTTCTGCAATTTTTCCATTTAAGTAAAACGACGAGGGTACATTACCAACAATGTAGCCTCCTGTGTCTGCTTTCCAAAAAGCACTTGTCGTAGTGTAATTTCCTGCGCCTTGTAAGTTCATTTTGAGGGTAGCGGTACTTCCATTACCATCGCCACCAGTAATAGAGGCAGTGACTAATTCGGCCTGTCCACCCACTGCGCTGTTTGTTGCTGAACTCACCGTAGCCCACCCAGTGTCAGCACCTCCCCACCACTGCCACCTGTTGTTTGAATCCATTCGGATGTACAGATTAAATCCACTACGAGTGGCTGGACTACCTGCTCTTGACTCAATGATTCCATGAATGCCACCATCATCGCTGTCTGCCCAAGCGACAACAAACACTGTCATTTCAGCAGTGTTTAAACGAGCGTCAAATGATGTTTCCAATTTATCATCGCCGTCACAATCTACAACGGGCATGTTGTTTACATTGGATGATGAGGCAATATAGGATGGTTGGTTGGATGCAGTGGATTGTGTGAACTCAAAGCCATACGGCCCACTATCTTTCCATGATGATACAGCCGCCCCATCAGCCAAATCAAGACTATCGGCTTTGAGCCATAGTACCATGCCCGATGTAGGAATACCACCCCAATCAGTATCATCAACAGGTGAAAGGAAGTTGCGAGTTTCAGCAAGGTAAGTACCACCAAGCGGGTTGAAGTTTGATGTATGACTCATACGCACCGCACCACCTTGAGGTTGTCCTCCAAAGTCAAGTGCGGTAAGGTCGTAGTTACCTATTGTTTGAGAGCCTGTTTGCATACCACCTTGTAATACAACACGCTGTCCTACATTGCGGTCAGTGTGTAGGCTGTGCGCTTCGGTGTTGATGATGATTTGATTGGTGTCAACACCTTGTAGGTTTTCGGTGTCAAGACCGATACGAGGACTACTGCGGCTTACTGCATCCTTATGCGGTGAGTCACCGACAATGTTCTCTATACGGTCGCTTACTACTGCTTCGGGCTTGAGTAGTCCGTCTTCTGCAATCTCCAAGCGTGAACTGATACCACGAGGTACTTCTGTGTTTTGCAGTACATCGTTTCTTGCACGAATGAAGCCATCGTTGAGTATAGGCTCGGCGGTGTGATGAGAGAGAACAAGTCCTGTTGTATGAATAGGTTCACTCAATGCGGTGAGTATATCCTCGTTGAACTGTGTTGGGTATCGAATACCCCGACCGTTACCCATGTCACCTACACGCTGTGCGTTTGATGGCATGAATACATCAACCAAAGTGTTTGTATCGTTATTATTAGTGTTGTTTAAACGACCACCGAATCTTGGTAGTGTTGCCGATACACTCAATGCTGTATCAGCCGCATTAGTAAGCCCCTTCAAATTGACAAGGTGGTTGCCGTTGTTGTGTATTCGTTGATACGGTGTGCGGTTGTTTCGCCGGTCGTATTCGTATGCGTCACCCGCATCCCATGATGGGCGAATACCAAATGAACGGACAGGGAAGCGGCGAACATCCTCACCACGAGTATTACCCCACCAATCAACAATGTAATACTTAGCGGCATCCTCTATCGAATCTAAACCTTTACCGTTACCGTCACCCCACCAGTCACGCAGTACAGTAGCACTGTTGCGTAGGGTGCGAATAGGGCAACCGAATGGGCGGGTAAAGCGAACACCGTCACTGTATCGAACCTGCCACTCCGGTTTGTCAACACCAAGCATACCGGAGAAGTTGGTTTGGCGTTCCATAATACCAGTGTAGGTGTTCGGGAAAGTGGAGGTTGAACTACCGTCACCACCAGCGTATGTCGAAGTTTGAGTTTCTGTTTGCACTAATGGGCCGTGAGTGTAACCTACACTGGCGTTGGTGGCGGTCACTGCTGTCTCTCGCAATGCTCGCAATCCATACATAGACCACTGCGGCTTGTTGTATGGTTGGCGTAGGCCAAAGCGATAACCGAATGGGCGTGGGCGTGTTGGGTTGCTGATGCCATCATACGATGATTTACTGATACCGCTACTTACAGCATACGAACCATCATCATCAGCATCGGACCAAATAGGCCCATCGAAGCCGTAATCTCGTGGATAGTCCCATGTAGATGAGACATAAGCGTAACCATCGAGGCGGCTTACCAACGGTCCACCACGGCTACCACTCGGCCAAAAGTGATTGAGCATACTCTTGGTGGCTGTATCGGTGCTGTCCGACTGTCCACCTTGCATAAGTCCTGTTCCGATAGTAGTATCAATTGTTTGAGCAGTTTGAGGTGTTCCATCAGCATCAGTGTATATGATAGAACCTACAGCGATTTGAGGTGGTAGTGTATCAAAGACTACAACACTTGTACCTCCTTCTGCAACAGTACCGTTTACTTGATACATACGACCATCAACAAATATGTAAGCCTCATCTGCAATAACCTCTCCACCGTTTGTTGTGATTGTATTACCAGTGTGTGATACAACTTGACGAGTGTGTGAACCATCAGCGGCAAGGTCAGCGGTCTTGTAATAGCGCAGTGAATGATTACCACTCGCCATAGTTGTCAATGGTGTACCCTTAACATTGACACACCCTGTTAATGTTGTACCGCCAGCACCACCACCGGTATAAGTGAATATTTCTTCCTCACTACCACTATTGACATACACTGTGTTTGTACCACTTGTAGGCCATCCGGCCATGATAGCACCTGTAGCAGTTACAGTTGTACCACTCACACTCGCAGATGTAGCAGTGTAGTATGTTGATTGTGCTTCGGTAGGTGGCATGGCTGTTTTCATTCGCAAAGCAAACGGCCCTATACTGGCATAGTAAGTAGCGTCATGGTAATGAACCGTTTCAAAATGTTCCGGCATACTGTTGAGTGGTTTTTGGTTGATGGCTCGGTCAGTCAGTGGGTTCAACCATGTTCGACTTGCATCACTGTAGAAAGTATGTGGGCGACCAAGGTTTGGATGCCACAGACAAAGGAAAGCATCAGCCATGTGTAGGCTGTTGGTATCACGACTACCTGCTAAAGTTTGAGATAAGGTTTGATTGATAATACTTGTTTTACTGTCACTTAAAATTGTATTCGCTGGTCGGAAATCATACGCACGAGATAAGCGTAATTTTGTTCCTACTGTTAAATTATTTGTAAAAGTAGAGTTGGCTACTATAGTAAATTGTTTAGGCTTATTCATCAATGATGAATCATAACCACTGCGTTCAGTGTAAGTGTGTGTTCTTCGTGTACCTGTAGCATCGGTGTATTCAAGCACCATACCGTAGTAAGGTTGCTTAGGGAATCCTCGTGCATCATCTACTGTGATGATTGTAGATGCTACACTCACTACAGAACATACAGGTGTGAGACTGATATTCTCAAGTATCTCGGAATATAAGTCGGGATAGAAACTTGGGTAGCCAGCAAGCGTAATTTGAGAAGCAATCGAGCCGCTACTTGCTCTCAAGAACTCATAGTAGTTGTCAAGACGATGCCAAGACAAATGGTTGAAGCGGTCAGCATCAGCGTTATCCGGGCCAACCTTGTGAACAATAGACCACCACGGTATGTTGGTTGTGAAACCGGGCGTAGCATCTACGAACATACTGGGGTAATACGGTAGAGAGCGACGGACAAAGGCTGGTGACTCCGTGGCTTGTACACCAAGTGGGTTGTATAACATCAACGGTGGTATATTAGTGAAATGGCTACCGTGGTCGGGGTCATGGTCTATCATCAATTCATTGACAAATATTTCACAGCCTCTTACATCAGCCATAGTAGCATTAGCCAGTACAAGCGCATAAGCACCATACCTGCTATCGGGTTCACGAATACCTACAACCAGTGCGACTTGTTGGCTTGTTAATTCACTTACACTACCATTAGGAACATCATTAGCAGGGCCATTTGCATGATAACCGATAAATTGCGAACTATGCATATTTGGTTGTATAATGATTTGATACGCACCAACCTCGGCAGGGTCGGGGAAATGTTCTTTCAGTGTGTAATTACCTGCGGCTTCAAGAACAACAGTGTGTCCACCCTTTGAGTTTGTAACACCCGCATCACCCTCGGATGCAAGAACACCGTAACCGTCGTTACGCAACTTAGTTTCAAACATCAGTGAGAATCCACCACCGTGTATGTCACTTGGGCCGCTTGGTGTAGCGGTTAATGAACCAAAGACCAACAACGGGTCATAGGTAGGGAAACGATGAACAGAAGCACTTCCTAATGTAACTAAATCATCCATATCAAAACGCTCATCAAGAATAGTAAACTCATCCGATTGTAAAGTAGCCGCACGACAGGCTCGGTGTTTGTCGTATAATCCTTGGTAGGCAGGATGCGCCCAATGTCCGGGTAGCATAGCCATTGTTGCGTTGACAAAGTGATGACCCATACGGGGGATAGGTGCAGGTGTCAATTGCGGCTTTTTGTATATTGAATAACCAGTCATGGCTTCTTCGGCTGTTACCGAGTAATTGACATAATGAGTATGTGCCATGTCGGGGCTGTTACCGCTTACTTCGGCATGGTCCCGAATACGGCGTGAACCATAGAATCGGGTGCTACCGGCAGGAATGTAATACGAAGGAACTACTTTCAGTGTAGTAATACTACTAAGAACAAGTTTGTTGAACGCTTCATCGCCTACGCAACCTGTAAATGTAGAACCGCTGATACCAGTAAAGGATGCTACGCCACCTTCATCGGTGGTAGGGTTATACAAGCGAAGGAATCTGCGCTCTCCGACTCGCTCTTTGTTACCGAATGTAGAATCATAAACAGCGGAGTTTACACTTGTATTCACTGTTAAAGTAGTGCCACTAAAAGACACGCCTGTAAGTTCGTGATTAACAACACCATCTGCATGAGAATAGATGACTGGATGCTTGTGAGTGTTGGTATTACCCATTTTTGTTACATGGAAAAACAAGGTACGGTCGTGTAATTCGTATGCTGTTTCAAGGGGTGCGTTTCCAGTGGAACTTTGCCAGCCCGACATCGTGCTTTCGGGGTTATCACTGCCTTGTTTGAGGTGTTCCCAATTATGGTCGCTGTAAGTAGGGCCGAGGTTTGGACTCACCAAACTGTTATCGAACATATGTTCTACAGTGGATTTAGTCATCATACCACCTGTACCCATTGTTTCAGTTTGATAGGCTTGGAGTCTATCAAAGCCGGAGCGAACAATCAAGTTACCCGGTATAGAATCGGGGTCGGGTAAGCGTATTTTCATGTTCGGTTCAACACCGCTACCGGAGATTGCAGGGGCTAATCCTTGCGCTGAACGGTTGGATAGTTGAGTAAACGCTCGTATGATTGTCCCAAACGGTGAGCCACCCTCTACTGTATGTTCTTGCCCTGTATCATCTACTACTGTAATACTTTCAAACTGAATCTCTTCATTTGGTATTTCAAGAATGTTACGCAACAAATCGGGGTGACGAGATGCCATCTGTGGGTGTGATAATTCTTGGGCTTGGATGATAGGGAACATAGCACTGTTGGTAGATTCAAAGGTAAAGCGGTTATTACCGTACAGTTTTTCACCAGTGGTGTAAGCGTTACCACCTGCTACACGAGTAACAAACGGTACAGCACCCAACCCTCGTGCGTTTGGTGCAGGAAGGCTAAGGTTGCCACCATCCATTCGCTTCCAAACTACATGTTCGATACTAAAGTTTTGAGCAGGTGTACGCTGTGATAACTTGTAACCGTTGGTATCACCAAGCCAGTAATCATCATTAGTGTAATCGTAATTATCAATTTCAGCATCAGTGCTTGATAACTCAAGTTCTTTTGTAATATTACGAGTCACATTGGTGACATCCTCAAGTAGCATTGTACCGGGGCTAATATCAGTGTCAAAGAATAAATCACCTGTGACAGCAAAACAAGGTTCTGCGTTGTAGAGATTTGCGTCTTGGTCGCCAGTTAATGCAGTGTGTAAAACATAGGCGGCGTTTGGTACATCAGCAGTAGGTGTTGCTGTTCCTGTAGCAATCAAGGCTTCTACATTAGGACCAGCGTTGGCGGGGGCTATGTATCGTTCAGCATTATGGAATCGTTCATCCCACCGTGTTGTACCAGCAAAAGTGATAGCAGTAGCGGCGGCTACACCGGCACGAGTTTTTGATACTACGGAAAGCCAATCACCGGTTGCTGTTATACCGTCACGGTCGGTCTTGGCTACAAGTGCCAACTCACTTTCATTACTGATAACAAGCATTGCTCGACTGAATACACCCTGTTGATGGTGGAGTTTCTTATCAAGAATATACGATGTATTGGAATCTGTTGCTTCTAATATGTGAGGTGGTTTAGCACTCATTATGTCCTTTGTACTTTCAACATCAGTGAAATCGTAATTATCGTACCAAGTGTCACCACCGACTAAACCGATATTCCAAGTGTACGGTGTGGTAAGCGCAACATCATATGATACATTAGATGCTTCTTGTCCGTTGACTCTTGGACTTGCTTCGGGGCTGTTATACATTGGGTACGAACTTGGTAGATGACCCAATACACTCATACACGAGGCTGATGAGCCATACGGGGTAAAACCCATTTTAGGATGCCAAGCACCTTTTCCAGCACCATATCCTTCTGTACCTACCTTGAGGGAGTTGAGGTAAGAATAACGCTCTCCCGCCCATCCTACAGCCCCTACAGGGCGTGTACGGTCAATAGCATCTACTAAACCACCAAAGTGAACTTGAGTCATGTGGTTACGAGATGATTCATTTTCGTTGTTGAAACGGTGTACGCCCGCTTTCGACCATACATAGATATTACTTGGAGAAGGGTGAACTAAGCCACCACCGCCGGGGTCATATCCCGGTGTCGGGAAAGTCATAGTTGCACTTTGACATTTGTTATGCCAAGTGGTTATGTCTTCTAAAAGAGGTAATCCGCTTATTCTATTCGGTGCGAGGTAAAACTTGATTTTGTATGTACCGCTATCATTCCATATTTCTCGGCTGTGATAACACCCAAAAGAGGATTTTATGTATCTATCTGCTTCTGCAACATCTGTTTCGGTATAATCTCTTCCACCTGTATCGGTTCTTATCCAACCACACGCTGGTATTTGTTCTAATTCTGCTTGCGTAGCACCTGTAATAGTTGCTACAATATGAACTTCGGAATTATCAACATCTCCGGTTGTATCATCGAATGCTTCACCACTGAATACCTTACCGAGTAAATCATCAGCGAGATTATTATATGAAACAAAGTTGGTTTCAATCCAACCGTATCGGTCTTGACGCATTGCGTTACCCATAGACGGTAGGAATGTTCCACCCATTGCTTTAAGCGCACCTTTACCGGGGTTTTCATTGATGGCTTGGCCGATGATAGTCGCCAGTTCCTCACCGTTTTGACATCGTGTGCCATCTACAACGATGTAATCACTGTCAAAGTTAAGTGCTGTTTCGCTGTTCGCACCTTCAAGAATAGTTTTAGCCATAACACCCGAAACACGGAATGCTGTGGCATTAACTTGATTCCATGATTCCAAAGCGTAACGATAGTTACTGTTGGGGTTTGGTGCGTTGAAAGACATTTGATTATCAAGCCATGAACCACCCGGATGATACCCACCATCCATATGAAATGTCATGTCTGCACTCATAGCGATACCGTAGTATGCGACAGCACTATGTTTGTAAGGATGGGCTTTGTAATAATCAGCGGCGTTATCACTTGTTAATTTACCAGCGGTTGGGTTTGTAAATACTTCACCATAATGAGAACCGTGTTCCGGTCGCTGTTGTAAATAACCTACATTTGGTATTCCTTGCGGTGGCGACCAGTTTAGCGTAGTACGCCAATGGTAACGCTGTCTTGCGGTTTGATATGTTGAATCGGGCGGGCCATACAAATTGTCACTGTTGGTAATTTCATTTGGTAAGAACTTACTATGAGGTACTTTACTCCAAGTGTTGCCAGTAGTAACAACATATCCGGGGTGTGGTTCGACAGCCGCATTTGAGTTGTCGTCTTCGGTGAATGGGAATGCTTGACCCGGCCCATAGACAAGGTAAGTGGTTTTGTTTTCAATATAATTAAATGTTAAAGTAACCGGGTCTGTGCTTGCAGTGGCGGCGGCACTCAATACAAATGTAGTAGCGTCGGTGATGGATGCTACTGTAGCCCCATCGGGAATACCTGCACCTGTCACTGTCATACCAACAACAAGTTGGGCTGTTGAATCCATGTTGACGGTAGTGTTACTGTTAATGTCACAGGTAGCGTCAACGATAGGCTGACTGTCGTGATAGCGGGCGGTAGGATGAGCGAAGCGAAGCACCAACGGTACAGGCTGTTGGCGAACAATACCTGCGGCGTATCTTGCTCGTACATCACCTGCCGCCGCCGCATTCAATAAAGCGAAGTCGGCATCCAAATTGCCACCTCGTAGGTCGGGTGATAGGATGCTGTCTTTGTTCGACACTGGGCTGTTGATTGACCCTCGGTGCTGATTGAGAAGGGCTGTGCCGGGGAAGAAAGCGAGCAGTGCATTACAATCCACCATAGCGAATGACCCGCTAATTTCATTGGCGTTTTGAATACCCGCTGTTCCTGTTGGCCCACCGGAATACGGGTGAGTGTAGAACGGCGAGTAGTCGTTCTGTGTCCCGTCGTTAATGTCGAGTGTAACACCAGTGAACCCACCACCAAAGTAAAGCGGTACACTGTGGTCTATACTGTCTCTTGCACCACGGAAGAAAATGATAGGTTCACTGTCAACGCTACCATATGAACGATAACCGCATATTGCTTCACGCTCAATTCCGGGTTGGTTTGGTTCAGCAAAGCGAGTAAGAACAAAGTCATCATTTACATCACCGTTAAACGCTGTTCGCCATAATCCATTACCGTGTCCATCGGTATATGTCAAAGAGGTGTGCGATACAGTGCTTTTAATTGATTTAACTGCACCTCTCGCTATACCATCAGCGGTAGCATATGAAAATACCAACTCTTCTCCGAATGAACCTTCTTTAGCAAGACTATCAATTGAATCCGCTTCTTGTCCGGCTGGAATTATAGCGTGTGCTATTTTATTGGTTTTTGAAACAAACTCATTTTCTATGTTGCCGCCTGTTGAGTCATAATTATTAAACAGTAAAATCGGATTGTTTAAGCAAGGTAGAATATGGTCGCCAGTAATAGATGTGTAATTTTCACCTTTGAGATTTCTTCGCCAAGAAGTAACCGATAAAGGAGTATTAGATGAATCTACCAGTACAGGAGTGGCTGTGTTTGCATTAAACCCTCGACCCTTACTTCGTAATTGAAGTACAGTGTATGGTAAATATCCTACATCCATTCGACGGTGTGAATCAAGTTCAGCATCGCTATACGGTTTGTTAATAGGGTCAGTAGCAACAAGAGTCCAACCTACTGTTGTTTCATGTAAAGTTGTATATTCACCATATTCAAGGTGGGCGGCTTGAATACCCCAGTCTTTATGCAATGTAGCCTCAAACATTTGAGAAAGCGGTAATGTGTTTCTTGATGGAGTATGCGCTCGTATTTTGATAGCATCGGGGGCTACACCCCATTGCCCAAATGTACGCCCATCTGCGGCATACATCTCTCGGCAATCAAAGTTGAGTAAACGGTTTGGGTCTTCATGGTTAATTGCCGCCGCAGTAACAGCCGCCATCAATTCATCAGTAACAAGCGTTGTCCAGTTAATTCGAGGTGAAAGTAATACACGCAGTTGCACATTGTCGGTTGGATTTACTTTGGTAGTATCGTCTACTGTTCCGCTGTTTACAAAGTGAGAAGAAGTGAATGTATCTCCAACCACTCCGTAGAAAATATGTGTTCCGTTGTTATCGTTTTGTGTACGGTGTGTGTAAGAAACGGTATGCCCGACAATACCTTTTATTCCGGCATTACCATCAGCGTCAGTATATCCTGTAGTGCCGGTAAAGGTATCATTGATTTGGAGAAGGCCGTTTGTTTTCGGGAATCCGAGATAACCGAGAACATCGGGGTGATTACCCATTACCCCGTCGCCAACTCCACCAGTATCAAACGGTGCTTGTAGTACAACTGTTAATTCTGTTCCCGACCAAGTAACACTTGCATCAATACCAACAGAAGGTGCGGGTACACCATTCCAGCGATTACCACGGTATGACGCTTCTGTAAGGTCGCCTGTTGTATCAATGCGACCAGTAACATCACCAAAACCGAGCATGTGATTACCAATGGTAAATCCTCCTTGCCCTACATCTCGGTCATCAAAATATACACATATTTCATTGTCAAGAGTAGGCGGTAATATAGTATTATCATTACTAAAATTAGTTCCCATATCTCGATAAATGTAGCGTACACCGTAATTATTACCACGGTGGTCTTCAAATTGGAATCCATATAGTTGTCCATCACCTACATTTTCAACTTGAGAATCTGTCACATGGTCCGAATAGTCTGCTATTGATGTAGGTGCTGTATTACCTGTAGAAATAGCATTAGAGTAGCGAGTATCAAAGTCTGTATTACCTCGCTCACCAAGACCCCATACACCTGCATCGGGGGCGAAACCCGGAATACCAGCGGCTACCATACCACCAAAGTTGATTCTACCTACGGCCTGTGTACCAGTTCGTAATCCTTCAACAAGGGTCTTTGACGGGCTTTGCGATTCAAAAGACTCATCATTGATTGTATTGGCATTCATTCCACTACCATTAAACGCTGAAATACTTCTTTTTGTATTTCTTCCTTGTATGGTACTGGACAAATCATTTTGCCTTACATCAAAGTCACCATTACTTACAAAATTATCATCTGTTTCTTCTTGCGTAACATACTCTCGGAGTGTAGTAATCGGTGCAAATGGTCTGCCATGCTTGTTAATAGGCATAGGTGCAGGGTGCATATTCTCACCACTGGTTTCGTCGGGTTGACACCAAAAGTTTCGGAAACGCCCACCGTGACCGATAAGGAATTGGGGTTTGTATTGAGATTGACCCTTACTGTTGTCCAACCATGTACAGAAGTTACGACCACTTGCACCCGGTATGGTAGAATGTATAACGATAGAATGACCTGTGTTACCGTCAAGGTCTTCTACAACTCGACCCAAATGCGCTCGTAAATAACCCATATGGCTACCACGGTCTTGAGTATCAAATGCTTCGTCAGCAAACCACCAAGGTGCAGGGTCGTGTATAGAACCAGTATCAGCGTTCATAGCACCGGTAGTAAGAGCGTTCTTTGCACCACCTTGATTGATTAAACGAACAATCTCTCGTGCGGCGGCTTCAATATCTGTAACACCTTCTTTGATACCTACTTCACCAAAGTCAATAGTAAGACGACGCACGAAATCCATTTTACTCCAATGGTCGAGGTGTTGCAAACGACTTTCTTCATGGTTAGAAAGTAATAGACTTTGAGAGCGAATACCCTTTAAGCAAAGGAATGCTGAAATGGCTCGTGTGCCATCCGGTGTGTCCATCATAGTACTGGCATCACGAAGAGTAAATGTATCGGGATTGTTTGCAAGACGAGACTTTTTCAAAGCACCAGCGAGTGTTTGTGTAGCACCAAGTGATTTTCTTGATAAAGCGTGTAATCGGTCAGCCCAGTAGGGTGAGGCTACGGCTGGCTGAACACGAGGTAATGTACTGTCTGCAACAGTGAAAGAACTACTTGTTCCTTCATTCATAAAACCAGTATGAACATAATGACCGTGACCCTTACCCATAAAGTACGAATTATTTGTCGTAGTGAATGTTAATGTTTGATTTGAATTGGTTGCCGTAGTGTCCTTATCAAGATACAACAAACCTGCATTGATATCTATTTCAATAATTTTAGAACCACTTGCTATACCCGTTCCGCTTACAGTCATACCCACTGAAAACTTACTCAATCTTATACCAATAGTACCATTCAATCGTATAATTCTTACATTACCACCAAATACATGAGTATCAGTTCCCGTAGCGGCATGGTCGGTATCACATGCTTCGGTAAACGAGTTTCCTATTAGTGCTAATTTTGTTTTCCCTTGACCGGGTATAGCATAAGAGTCATGATTCAAGAAATTACTAATTGGGTTTTCACCACCAGCATTCGTTCCCATTACATCTTCGGATGTGTTACCTGCTATGTTATGCACATATGCACTTTCAATAAACTTTGATTGCTGTGTTCTACGCATGTATGGATTTTCACTTGGGAAACCATTTGCTACATCTATTTGAGTAGTAAAGTAATGCGGTGCGCCACCATTCTGTTGCACCAAGTATCGGTCAATATCTACAATACCATCAGCAGTAACAATGTGCCGACCGAAACCGATGTGCGGTGTAGCGGCACTCGATTGAACCTGCATATGTAAATCATGGAAAGCAATGAACTCACGGTCGTGTGCTACATCAAACATCAAAACTCGTGCGTGGCCTTTGGTAGCGAGATAAGGGTCGAGATAAGCAACAGTCGGTGCTTGAGATGATGATAGTCCCATTGATTCGTAATTTAATTCAATGGTTTTGTTTACATGTTGAACAAAGTTGTTGGCGGTTTCAAGACATGAATCTCCAATTAAAAAGTTTTCAAGTGGTATAGAATCACGAGGTCGAGTCGCTAAAGCACCCTTTCCGCCATTAAAACCTGTCCAAACTTGACCTTCGCTTAACACACCACGAGATTTAGCAAACAACCCTTCAACAGCATGAGGGTTATTCATTGTCATGTTCATCCATATGGTATCACCGTTTCGTAGCCCGCCTTGAGCATAAGGGTATAACCATGTACGGTTGAGGATAGCATCGGGGTCGTTTTCAGTAACAGTTCCAAAACTTACTCGCAACGGGTCGCCGGATGCAATAGTAGTTGCATTAGTACCATCAAGTGTAATTACTGTGTTTGTAGCGTGTCCACTACCAGCATACGGTGATTCAATAAATGCAACCTTTCCTACATATTTGATGTGATTAGCGTCACTCACATCCTCTATAAAGAGTTCATCACCCGGTCGAAGGTTGATACCTACAGTATTGGCCTGTGGCATAAGAGTAGCAGTTGCAGGTGCTATCGAAAGAGTAGTTGCACCTACCGCACCCGCCGCTGTAAATGTCCATTGCTCACCACCTACCGATGGTTTGAAAGTTGTCGCACTAAACTCATTGATGTAAGCATTAGCAGGGTCAGTAAGTGAATACAAAGCACGACAGGCTTTTTTCAATCGTATTGTTTTACCTTTAAAATTAGTTGTAGAAAAACTTGAAGGTGCGGCGCAGACAAATTGATTTGCCGTTTCACTCACACTTGCAATGTTTCCGAGAAAAATCATTTCGATAGGCGTGTCAGTGAGAACTTCGGCAACAAATATCATATCACCATTCCCGAATGTAGGATTATTGGAATCAGTCTCATAACCACCTATTTTACTAAACGGCACTTCGGGGAATGTAGATGCATCATCAACAGTAAAATAATATAGTGACTGATTATTGTCTAAACCCGCAGATACTTTGTTTACTTCTAAAATAGTTGATGAAGCGTTCTTTGATTGTATGCGAGGGGCGTGGGGATTGGTAAGCGGTCCTTCTTTGAACTCCACTGCGCTTACATATTGACGCAATCCGTAATCGAGGTTGCCGCCTTGAGTTTGCATGTTGGCGGGGTCGTAATAGTAAGGTGAGCGATTTTCTAAGTCGGATGACGGTGTACTTTCATCCGATGCAATTGGAATAAGCGTTTCGTTTCGATAACCACCCGCTACATACAGTAAAGCACCTACAATAGCATCTGCGAAGAAGTCCTCCGAAAAGCCACCAGTAAAACCACCCGATACATTGGTCGGGATGCGAATATAGCCATCAGTAGCAGGGTCGTTTTGGTATATACCCCATTGGTTGTTTGACAGGAAAACACGACGATAGCGTATTACATCCTTCATGTTTCTATGCTGATTCTCCGCTGATTCAGCACTTGGGAATAACTTTGGGTGTGAAACATATATGTCAGTGTGATTAGTACTTACTACGATTTGAGTAATAGTGGTTGATGATACATGCTCGTTACTATTTGCGTTAAACCCGTATGCTGAATGAGCATTACGGTCGCTTACAGCGATGTCGTCTGCCCGACGACCGACAGGAGTTGGATTCCATGAGTGTGCGGTATAGGTAGCATCAAGGTGTATTTTCATACTGTTGTCCGGTCCGGGGAAAATACCAGTAGGTGCGTGGTCGAAAAACTGCTTAGGGAAAAGAGGAACTTCAACCATTGCACGAGTACTGGCATATTGCGTACCCAATTGATAATCATGATTAACAGTGTCCATACTTTGGAACATTCTATCGTTTACTGTACTACCGTCTTCGCAAAGGTTGTCATCACCAAAGTGAGGGTCGTTGAATAGTTTTACACTTATTTCATATTCATCTTCTGTGGCATTTGTAATAATACCAACACCGTTTAACCATTCATGAAATGATGTGTAGGCTGTACCGTTTGCATCTAAAAACGACCTTAGTTCTTCTATACTTGCCCCACCGCTTGTATCAACAGTAAACACAAACCCACTACCAGTTTTTTCGCTATAGGCGGCACTTGCCCCGTCTTCAAGGTAAACACGACCTACTTTTGGAAAACAATATGTTCCCCACGATGCCATATCTGTTGACAGGTTATTGAGGGGTTGAACTGACATGTATATCCTATCGGTATCAGTATTGACACTCACAGCCTGTACAGCGCAACTACGGCGGGTTGAGCCGGGTAATCGCATTAGCGGGCTTGGGTCATAGGTAGGTTTGGTGTTAATCGCACCCTGCCCCGGCCCGCCAAGTGTTACAGTAACTACAGGGGCGTTTGGCTCAATCTCTTTGACGATGTGTGAATCCGGTGAGCCGCTACCGGTGATGTTGACATTTTGATTAGCGAGTCCTTCTGCGATACCCGTCGCCAATACAGTGACGGTTTTTTCATTTGTACCGGGGTCTTCGTCTTCTTTTATTGAGCGAATACGAGTGCGGCTCATGAGGTACAGTAACGATGCGATACTTGGTGAGTTACCTTCTGTTTGATTTGTACGCATTTTCGATAACTGATTTGTTCGGGTTCTGTCGGATGGCTGAACAAATATAATACCGGAATACTCGTGTGTATTATAGACGACATTATCTATAATGTCAAACATTTCAAAGTTATTACTCGCATCAGTAGTTGAACCTTCATCGAATACTCCTGTACCAGTATTGATTACAGCCGCCGGTTTAATAGACTGTAAACCTATTTCAGTCATATTTTTAACAGAATTATCAGCATTTGGTTCTATACATAATTTATGATATGCTGAATCGTGTACGCCGTTATTATGTGACGCTGTAAGGTGTTGAGGTGTTGTATTACCATCTGTTGTTGCGTTACCGGGTGGCGTATAATTGACAGGACAACGACTAAAATCTACTTCACTGTCAAGTTCATACCCTCCGGTATTATCACCGATTAACGAATGTTCTGTCTCTAAATGATGTGTAGTGGTCGTTTGACTGTTACCTGTCATAATGAGGCCACCGGGTGCAAACAATGTGGTGTCTTTTGTAGCATCGGCTAAGTCTGCCTCAATGACATCAAGCACTGTAGTAGAGCCGGTAAGAACATAATTACCACTCGGTACAGTCTTTTCTATCATCAAACAAGGTGTTGTTTTACCCATACTCGCACCAGTCAAGTCAACCGCATTGTAGTGTATCTCAACATACGGTGCAAGGCTATGTGTGGTTTGAAGAGTAGGAACTTTGAGTAAAGCAATACGGCTCACACTTTCCGGTCGCAAATGATACAACCGTGTATCATCATTGATGTCACCTTCAAACTCCGGTACTGGACCTTTTAGCATAAATGGGCGGTAATCAAAGTTTGTACCACCAATAGCAATGGCTTGCTCTTTACTTTTTGCTAAACCATTTGACACTACAAAAGTTGCAGGTGTCGAATTGATAAAATTAGCCACTGTCACCTGTGTACTTTCTTCATAGAAGTCGGATAGAGCGTTCATTGCAAACAAATCAGCAATACCCTTTGTATTACTGTCATATCCCATTTCAACAACATCTGCCGTTCCACCCATGATTTGGTCTATTGAGAGGTATGCGGGTTGAGGATAGCGGCGCATATACTCATGACCTGTGATATGAGAATATCTATGTCGCCCACTGTGTCCTACTTGATACAAAACATCCAATGTAGAAGGCCAAGAAACAGCAAACGGGTTGCTTGGTGAATTATCAGTAGTAGCCATTTGAGTAGAGTACACTAATGCGTGTTGTGAAAAGTTACTCTCGTCAATCACCATTTGACCCGTTTTATCAAATATTTGACTACCGTAGTGTGGAGGTTGATACGGCTTACCTGTTCCATTATCAATCAACAAATCAGCATTTACAACGACAAAGTAGTTGTCAATATCAGCAGTACGGGAATGTAATAGCCCCCGCTTACCCCCACTAATGTTAAAATCAATGTGAATACTACTTACTGTGATTACCCCAGTAGAACCGTTAATTGACTCTATTCTTGCTCTTTCCGGCGGAGAAGCGTTTGGTTTTTCCGTATTCCGGTTAATAGAACCCGGATTGATGAGAATGTTGTATGGGGTATGAGGTATAGCAAGTGTCGCTTCTGTGCCGGGTGTGGTGGCAAAATCGGTAACTTTGTAGTTACCCATACTGTAAGGAGTGGCTGTGAATGTAGTTGTAGCACTGGTGCTGTCATACGGTTTACCGGTCAAGCGAGCAATGAGGGCTTGAGCGTCAGTAGCGGCTACGGTAATGGTAGTTGTCGTACCATCAGCGGCTACAGTAAAGGCGTTAAAGTCATAGGATTCTTCTACAATATCCAGTGGTTCTTCAAAGCGATACATACCTTTTGTTGTATCACTGTTGACGGGTACAGTACTTACAGCCATTTGCGAATCGAACTCACTATTAAAGTGAATAGCCTCGATAGCCCCTCTAAACTCTCCACCTTTACCGCCGATGTACACATGTGCTGTTGAGTCTGCTATTCTACTTTCAATGTCAATTTCTTGCGTTGCTACAACATGTCCGTTGACATACAAAAAAACAGAACCCGCTGTAACTCCTGCTACTACATGATACAATCCACGGTGTTTGAAATTGAGGTTTGTAGCATCGTTGTAAGCGGTATTGTCTTTCAAGTATCTATTGTAGGTATCATGTATTCCACCTACTTCTTGCGGCGGGTAAACCACTCCATCCCATCGTGTTGATGTAGCCTTGGCTGTGCTTAAGGAAACAGGATGCATACCACTTTGTGTTTTTAATTGTACAGTAAACTTAGCAGGGCCGGGTGTATCTACTGTACCAAACTCAAGAGTAAATTGTTCATCACGGTGTGCGACTATACCACCACAGTCCGGTACTACCCACGCTTCGATAACAAAACTATCATCCATGATAGAGTTGATATGTGTAAACTCGTCACCGCCTCTACTTGTTTTCCCAAGTATATCTCGTGCTGGTCCTACGCTGGTAAAGTTACCTTGAGGGATAAGTATTGAATCAGTAACGCCATCAAAAAAGAAAGCGTTGCTTGTTCTACCTATCCCTACCATAATTACACCTCATATGATATGCTCTACAGGAACAAATTGAATGTTAAATTGATAGATAGGCTCGCCACCCAATTGTACAAAAGTGGCTTTAGTTACCGTACCTTTAATGAACGCTTTATCACCAGTAGCGTTTGGATTTACTACTCTTGAAGAAGCATCCTTGGCTTTATTTGGATGTTTTGAATCTATGTCGTGAAATGGACCAGTAGGCATAAAGAAGTTTTTCGCCACATATTTGTCACCTGTTGTATTATTAACGGTTGAATTAAACGGTATTTGAATACCTTTTATGTAATCACCGTATTTTTTGTTTAATTTACTACCACCTGTAAACACTTGTTGTGCATATTGCGCCCCTGCTACTAAAGGTACAATAGAACCACCGTCATTGGAATTGTTAAGTGTAGCGTAAAGCGACATTACTTTGTCACCCGCACTCATACTTGTAAACTCCGAAGCAGTATCAACACCTCCTGTAAAAAACTCCGAAAGTGGTGGTCGGCGGTTTTTAGCCTCCCAAGTAGGTGTGTTATTACCGTTTACTCTACCCGCTGTATCAAGGGTAATAACTACGGTGGTGTCTGCTTCGTCTGTATTGGTAGAGTCAACTCTTGTAGCCGTAAATCTACTACTAAGAGCATTACTATTTGCACTACTGTTGATTAAATCTCTTAAATATCCAGCAATTTCAACGGCTGTACGCATAGTGCCATCAGCCTGTCCTATCGAAACATGATATTTACCACTACTACCTAAATCATACCCGTATGTTGTATTGGATTTGATAAAGAAAATTATGTAAGAAGTTCCGTCTTTTGCTTGTATAGTAAGTTGAGGTATTCCTGTATCTGCAAAATCATCAGCAGTTAATCCTGCCACCAATGCTGTTAATGTACTACCAACAAACGGTTGATGGATTTGGTTTATTCTACCCGATACAGCACTTCTCACTCCTTCTGTACCAGTGGTGGAAAAATCAATACTCGCTTTTGCACTTCTACCAAGTTCCACACTTACTAAATCATCATCAGTAATGACACCTTCTAAAAGAATAACCGCTTTAGCCATGTTCAAATCAAAAGCAAAACGCTCACCACCAGCAAAGGGTATGGTATGCGGGTTGATACTACGGTCAACATCCAGTGTAAGGGTGGTAACATTCAGCGGTATCAATCCACCGTCTTTACGCACCAATCGAACAGGAATATTTGTCGGCATCAGTATCGCCCTCTCATGGTTGAGCCGCCAATACTGCGAGCGAGTTCTTGTTGAATCATGTTACCAATCTCTCTCGCTAATGCTCTCTTGTCTGTGCGGTCTGTAATACCTCCGGCGTTGACGGTGATGTTGTATGTACCACCGCCCATACCAGCCCCACCGGGGTTGTTGCGTTGGCTTAGAGGTACGACCGCTTCCGGCCCATCCTCACCAATCATAGCGAGTGTAGGCTTGTTGACGATACCACCCTTGGCTAATTGAGGTATTTGCCAGTCGGACAAATCAACTCCAAATGAATATTCTGTACCGGTAAAGGGATTGGTTACAGTTTTATTGAAGTTGATACCCGCCAATAGGTCGTTAAACAAACCAATGAGAGCGTTGATACCCGTTTTGATACCACTAATAATTGAATCACCGATACCGCTTAACGAAGCACCGATGTCTTTAGCAAGCCCTTTCCAATAATCGAGAGTTAAAAAATCCGGTATGGTGGGTATTGCATCCCATAAATTACTTAAAACGCCTGTTATAGTATCTCTAATGCTACCAAATGTAGCGATTGCACTCGACTTAAGACCTGTAATTCTACCTGTAAGTGCTTCCCATTTTGCCATAACAGGGCCAACTACTTTGTCCATAATGAAGTTTCTAATCGTAGTAAACTTTTCAACAACTGAATCCTTAAGTCCACCAAACCATTCCTTCAACCCATTCCATTTTTCTTGTACAGGGTCAACTACATTATCACTAATGAAGTCCTTGATACCCTGCCATTTTTCTTGTATGGGTGCAACTACATTGTCGCTAATAAAATCCTTGATACCCTGCCACTTTTCAATGACAGTCTCCTTGAATCCACCCCACCATTCTTTGATGCCGTCGAGTTGCTCTTTGAGTGGCTTGATGAACTTATCATTAACGAATGTTTTGAGGTCGCTGAACATTTTCTTTGCAATTTGGCCTATACCTTTGAACGCTGGTCCGATGCTGTTTACCATCGTTGACATGGAGGCGAGGGTGGCTAAGAGTGTCATTCAGTACCCTCCCAATCCAAAAACGAGTAATCCAAACTTACCATCTCCCTGTCACCTGCCTTCGCCTGTTGTTTGCTATGTTCGGTTTTCTTTTTCTCTTCTTCGGTTGCAACCATCGCCCAAACGAGTGATTGCTTGAATAACCGAGGGGGCATTGAGTAAACTTCAAGCAAGGATATTGAATAATGTTTAGCGATTGTATAGGCCCAAAGTTCTACTTGAGTTGTTAAATCACTTTCACTGTCAATTTTATCCTTACGAAGAAACTTCTCGACCCTCACTCGGTCGGCTTCGTAAACCCCCCTTGCAAAGCCTCCGCCATCTCATTAGGTTGCGGTAGCACTTTGGAGAGTTGCTCACCGACATAACCCTTGAGAGACAGCATTTCTTCTGTAGTCAAGGATGGATTAGTTTTAGTAACCCAATGGGTGAATGCGAATTGCCAGTAGCCTTTCAAGTTCAATGCTACATCGCCGTTTGATACAAGGAACATTTCTTGTGCGGCGGCTTGGATGTCAAGGAATGATATTTCACGAACCCATACTTCAATTACGGCACTTTCGTCATCGGGGTCAACCCGAATCGTGTGCTTGGTAACATCGTCATTCTTCAATAATAGGCTCTTGTTCATCACTACTTGTTTCTTGCTCATCTATTTCACTTCCATTGGGTGCGGCCACCTCTTCGGTGGGGGCATCCGGCGTTTCTTCGGGGGCTACCTCTTCGGTAGGGCCGTCAGTCACACCCTCGTCGTCTTGGTTGAGTCGCAAAACTATCTCGGCTTTAGTGCCATAAACAGGCAAGCCTCGTTCTTTACATAGTTTTCGCAATTCAGCGACAGTAAGGGAATCGTATTGTACTTCGTCAACGACGAAGGGGGATGGTGTTTCTTCTTGCACCAGTGGGTTAATTTCTTCTTCAATCACTTCAACGGGGTTGTTGAGGATGTCAGCAATAGCGGCGTGAATGGTGTGATTTGAAGCACAGTCAATGTCAGCCTCCACTAAGTCAAGACCGTTTGCCTTAATCATCCACTTAGCATATCCAACTGGTCCGAGGCGGCGGTATTTCTGTAGTGATTGCTTCATATTTTCACCTCAATACTTTGGTACTGCGTCACTTGCTAAAACCTTGATTGATTTTGGCATAATCTTGAGTGTTGATTTTACTACACCTTTGTCTTCGGGGATTTGTAACGGTGCTTCGATAATGTAGTAATCATCAATCAATAACACCATTTTTTCACCAGTAAGGTTCTTTTCAAATATAATACGGATTTGATTGGTTGTTGAATCACCTTCACCATTAACACTAAACTCGGTTCCTGTACGCATTTTATGATAGAAAAGTGGGTCATCAACTGCAATCTCCATAGTCATTTCATACGATGTTTGACCTTCAACCATGAGGTTTGCGTTCCTTGCACCAGCAAATGGCACTTGGTCGGTAGAAGCCGAACTTGCTTGATAGTGACCGTTAATGGTATGGAACGCTTGCATACCTGTTTGTCCTGTTAATGAAAAGTTCATGACTTGAGCAACTTGTTGTCCGGCCAATGTAATGCTACCGTTGTAAAACATAAACGGTTTCTGTGTTCCCAATGCAATGCCGGAGTTAATACGACCTTGCGCTGTATTAGCGGTATCGTCAAACATACGGTGAGAAGCGTAGCGAGTAATTGGTGTTGCCTCTAAACGACCAGTATCGGTGTAGCAAAGAGCCGCATTAAAATTAACGGCAAGGCGCAGTGCCGCATCGTTGTCGGTTGTCATGGTAAAGTCTGTAACCTTACAACCACGGAAAACACGAGTCAATTCTTTTGTATCTCCAACTCCACCATCTGTAGTTGATTCATCGGAGTCCATGTCTCTTCGGCGTTGAGATACTTCAAGAGCAAACGAAGGTTGAGTAGTGCGTGAGAAAAGTAATTTTTTAACTGGATTAGTAATGACACCTGCTGATGTTACTATAACAGGTAAAGAACCCGTAGTATCGGGGTCACGAACTTCTATATCAGTACTGTTTGCATGAGGGTAAAGCAACGGTTCATCCAAGTATAGTCTGTTGTCAACTGATGAAATACCAATGACTCTTCGTACTTCATGCGGTTTAGCGTTGTCAAACAAAAAATCAGTCATATTCCCTGCCCATGCTGATGATGAGTCTGCATCGGGTTCATGGTCGCTTACAATAGGTACGAGAGGTGCTTCATCACGGATTTCAATATAATCATTCACCGCAATGCCCGTTTTATTCGTTACAACGATATGTGATTGTCCAGCAAAAGACTCCGCAGAAAGAGTAGTTGCTACACTGCCACTATCGGGTGATGAAATCAATTCATGTCCAAGACAGTATTTCAACCATCGAGCAGAATGCATAGCGACTTCAAATGAGCCACCTTCATTGGTAAGTTTGCCGGGAACTTGTACACTTACATCTCGGCCAAGCCCTACAACATGAAATCGCTTCAAGTCCACTTTAGTTTCCGGTAGAGTAAGAGCCGTAGCAATACCCAAGAACTGGTCTGTTTTGACTGATTCACCTGCTGTCGTGTGTGTCATATCTACATTCATTGGTGGAGTTTTGTAGGGTAAAATATGGATTGTATCGTTATTACTAAAATTAACACTCCCTCCAATACTGGTAATCATAGCGGGTGTAATTTTCATAGTAACACCATCGTTTTCTACAATAGTAAAAACACGACCACCGTTACCAGTATCGGGTAAATCTCCTACATTTATAGCACTACTACCTGCCGCTTCAAATATCAATTGCGAACCTACAAGCATATTTTTCGGGTATCTCAACTTAGCACTACTGTCAAAAAGAGCAGAATTATTTTGATTTGAAAAGGTAATTTTAGTAATGTTGTTTCCGATGTTTTGAACAGCGATTGACGCATCAGTGTTATCACGAATTACCATACCCGTTTCCGGTGCAAATGATACTTCTGCTAAATCTCCCTTATACACTGTGCTTGGCATGTTAATCAACTCATGGTATTGCTTCTGCGAGAATTACTACTTCTATTTGGAATGTCATGCGGAATAATTGCTTGCTACGGTCGGAAAGGTCGGTGCGGGTCTTGAAAACTAAACGGTCAAAACTTACTCCATCCCCCTTTCGCTTACTATGAACTACCCTACGCACTTCGTTCTCAAGTGCTTGCAGATGCTTCCTACCCTTAATTGTTCGCATGTCAACGGTGATATTGATACGAGAAGTGACAAAATCGTAGAATAATTCGGGTGCTTCTTCGTTGTGCGCTGTCTCGTAGCACAGGACATAATCATGCCGTTGAAGGTCAAGCCGCTTTCCTCTTTCCGGCGAAGTGTCTGCAATATCAAGCACTACGGGGCGTACATTACTGGTGTTCGCCCTATTCCATTCAGTTTGAAATAAACCTATGACAACATCGAGTGATTCAGTCCATGTCGCTACCATTAGATACCACCTTCTATTTTGTCGCTAAGTTCTTTGAAGTGTAAAGGAATAATAAAACCATCCTTAAATTGAAGGTTATTTTCCGCCATTTTTGGATTTTGCCGTAGCATGGCATCATCGGTGGCTTTCAGTAACTTTTCCATTTCTTTGTCAGTGGCTTGTTTTCTACTTGAAGTGTTAAAGTAACCACTATCAGTTTTCTGTAATCCTTGAGCAGTAGCCTCTATGTCCATCATTCTTTTCCGAAAGTCTTCGGGTTCTTGAGTAAACTCATCTCGCATTTGCTGTTGCAACTGCTTGTCTTTAACATACATTTGAGTAAGTTGAGTGTGAAAGTTGTCTCCGGCTTTGGTGAACTCTCTCACGCTCATTCAAAGACCACCATTTCAACATACTTTGGTAGGGTTCGGTCAATCTCGGCTTGGTAGAGTTGCACCTTGCTGGCAAGGTCAATGTTTTGAGTTCCTTCGGGAATAAGCACTGAACGGTCATCGGACATGAGTAATTCAATTGCTACCATTTTTGTACAGATGTCTTCAATGGCCTTTTCTAAATACCTTTCACCGTAAATGTAACTTGTTTTAATAGCATTCCATTCAAAGAAAGGATAAGAGTTGTTGAAGTAAATAATACCCATTTCATGGTCGAGCCACCAATCACGGAGTCGTGCGCTGTCACCGCTACCACTACCACCCTGTAGGTCAACCAAGAGTGATTGTTGAGTGATAGTCCCTGTTATAGCACCTAAAGTACCTGTGACCGCTACGCATCCTGTAAATGATGTAGCGGTCTTACCTGTATATTGGAACACATCACCGCTTGCATCTATAGCCACGCCAGCATCTACGAAACCTGTGGTAGATGCTACATTGACTGTAGTAGAATCAAGACTTGAAAAAGTAGTGCTGTTTGTCTGCGTTTGGTCTATCTCGATGTCCGAGGATGTAGTAACCATACTGCATACTTCACCGCTTTTTACACCCCGCATACTTGTAACTTTGACTACACCAGTACCATAGTCAGCATTTGCAGTAGCATAGAACTCGTTATGAACAGCAACATTAGATGTTGAGCCTTCTAAAGTATAACCTGTACCACCCGTTGTTAAGAAGTCAACAGCCGCTTTACTTACACGGTCTTCTTTATTGATTAAATCAGCAAAGTTTTGAGCAACGGTAGCGGCATCAAAGTCATCACGCCACTGTCCTGTACCCGTTCCTTGAGCGAGAGTGGCTACTTTACCATTACCGGGTGACATGTAAACAGCCGCCGAAGCAAGGGCGGAAACATCATTGAACTTGATACGGGCTTCTGCCGCACCAATTTCACGATAATCAGCACCTTGCCATAGTTCAAGGCGAAGGATTTGCTGAATATTCCTAAAAAGCAGGGGTGCAGTGCCGACATAATCAGTATAGTATCGTCGTCGGTATGGCTTGTAGGTATCGAAGTTGATGTACTCGGCTGAAACCAAATAAGGTCGCCAAGCGTTGCGAGTAAGATTGTCTATGCGGTCTTGCATTTTGAGAATAACATGGTCCACTTTGGTTTTCGTCATTCCACGAGTGCGCCCATCAGTAAACGATGCTTGATTTTGCACATATGTATTGTCAGCCGCTTGGTAGTCAGCCGCCGTAATACTACCACTGAAAGCCAGTTTTACACCGCTGGCTGAACTGGTAATAGCAGTAATAACTTTTTCAAAACCCATAGGGTCAGCATCGGAGTATATCAGTATGGTATCACCTACACTGAATCCTATACTTCGATAGTCGCCGCCAGTGACAAACACACCATCAGTAGCACTGTCGGAACTGACAAGAACAGCCTCACTTGGGCCAATGTCGAGTAGGTCAGCGACTTTTTGGGCGGTAGTGTACACAGTCTCGGAGGGGTAGAGAGGCCGAGTTTCCGGCTCACCGGGACTGAATACTATTGGCATACATTACCCCCCCTCACATTCGCCGTTCTTTATCTGTCATGTTAGCACAAGTAGGACAGAACGATGGTCCTGTCTCATTATCAAGAGCATGGTCGCCTGTCATTTCTAATTTATCACCATGAATCGGGCATTTCTCGTCATTTTTCAATATACTCCAAGCATCACGCATAGGAACATCACGAGAGTTCATGATACGACGCATGTGTTCAGCCTCGGCATCGGGGTCGAACTCTTCTTCTTCGGGCGGCATACCATCACGGAGTTTACCTTCACTGTCAAACAAATTAGGCAATTCTTCTCCGGGTAATTTAACACCACCCGGATAACGAGCATCCCTTTCTATTTCGCTTTCATCCTTACCATGAGTGCGTAATTCTTCTTCATGGTGAAAATCCGCTATTTCTTTATCAGCCTCGTTGTCAAAAGTAGGTTCACTAAGCGATTCTTGGAGGTTTTGCCCCTCAAAGGGTAGCCTCTCGCCCATAAACTTTAGTCCATGCTTCTCCGGGTTCTCTACAGCATCTCTCATGAGCATATCACGAGACTGTGAGAATTGTTCACCTTGAGCATCGCCGCCAGCACCACGGAGAGCAGAAGCGGCTTGCTTGTTCGCCCATTGTTGAAGGCGCATTTCTTGGCCGTCTTGAGTAAGAACTTTTTGTCGGTGAGGCATTACGGCTTTAATTAGTACTTTCATCCTTTCACAACCTGTTCTTTTCGTCACGATTTTCTAAGTTATATTCCATTGGTTTATCGCAACTACCACATGTGGCTCTCCATAGAAAATGAAGAAAGCCGCAGTGCTTACAGCGTGTTCCCGCACCTATGTTCATCACATCACCGATATTACGGTTGCGGTTACGCTGTTGAGATGTAATACCCTTAAGTGGGTTTTGTTCATTCGTTACAGCCGAAGAACCGTAGTCAGTATCAACTTTAACGCCTTGCTTCTTCGAGCGAACCATGTCACTAAGGTCAAGAGAACGAACATCGAATCCCATACCTACTCACCTCAAGCGAGTTGGTATGTCACCATAACAAAAATGTTACCCAACACAGGAAACACTTCGGTATCAATTACAGAACTCGTACTGCTTGAATCAGCAACCGCTTGGATAAGGTCTTCAACCGTCGCCGCCCATGTAGCAGGTGCGCTTACTTCTTTAGGTGAAAAAGGGCCAAAGCACTTTACGCCTACTTTAGTCAGTGAAGCCATTTGTCATCACCTCAAGAGCGACGACCGATTGCCATGAAAGTTCCGGCGATTAGAGGGTGTCCGACTAAACCGGATGCGATGCGTACATTTGTTCCATCAATGTTACAAAGTGGGTTGATAAAGACATCCTGTTGGTCGCCAGCACCACCTGTATCATTGATTGTCATTGGGGCGATGTCACCTGCAAAATTAGCATGTGCCATATCAATGCTTGAAAAGTGGGAACTTAAATCAATTGCGAGAACTCCTGTGTCACCAGCAGTAAAACTACCGGTTATAATCATTCTATCTCCAAATACGCTTGGTCGGGGGTCAATTGTTGCTGTGCTTGCGGCCATTATTCTTCATCTCCTGTTGTTTCTGTGGTGTCTTCGACTTGACTTAAAGTTTCCTCAACGGGTGCGGGATTCAAATATTCTTCTACAAGTTTAAGTCCGGCTGTCTTCGTGAGATAACCGCTTCCTGTCGAGATATTTTTATTCCTTAACCATGTGATAATGTCTTTACGACTCCACCCTGTGTCGGGTAAACCGTCATTACCTGCGTCTGTGGTATTTTCTTCTTCACCTTCAATCAAAAAGAGTGAAGTAGGCAGTGTATGTCGCCATTCGTCAAGCCATTGTTGACTTACTTCGACTATTTCACCACGAGTCCACATACCCATTGTATGTCGCATCGGTCGCTCAAAGAACGGACCTAAAAAGGTAACAGTAGGCATTTAGCCCACCTCAATTGAGTACAATTGCTGTAACTGTTCCTGCGCCAGCCGCTTCACCGTGAAGAGTGAGGCCCGGAAGTGCGCCACCAGTCTTAGCAAAAGCCGCAGTACCTACATTGGTAAAGGTAGCGGATAGTGTCTTATCTGCTACTGCACAAGTAGTTCCGAGGATTCCAATAATTTTTGAAACACCAGCGGTGAAAACCATTGTTTGTTCAGCCGCATCAGCGAGTGTGAATGCAACAGTAATCAAGCGCATACTACCAGCGGCATTGCCGTCAGCGTTACTTGCTTTGAAACCTGTAAGATTACCGGGGTAAGAACCACCGGAGTTACCATCCAACCAACCTGTTTCACTATTTGGTGTTCCTGTTCGCAAGTCAAGGTCCAAGAGGACATCAACTGTGCCGTCAGTAAAGTCACCAGTTTCGTAACTGATTGTCATGCCTTTGTGTACTTCTGTTTGTGTTGCCATAATATTTCATCTCCATTATTTTTTTCTCAATCACCATCACTTTAGGTCACGAATTGAAGCGTGTCCTCCGAAGAAAGTAGTCCATAGTTCTCCCATAGTTCGATACATTCCTTCTTGTCCAAGACGGTTGATTGCGAATGGGTCGCCGGTTTCGATACCGGACTCAAAGTATTGCGTTGGGATAGCAGTAGAGAAGTAGAGGTAATCCGTGTCGAGGAAATACATACGGCTCAATGTGTCTGCTTGAACATCCTTAGATGGGATGATAGGAACACCGTTGTAAGTAGCAACGATAAATCCTGCTTCAATTCCCGGTACACCCTTAACACCATTGTAGGTAGGGGTGATACGCTTTTCTTCCATGAAACGCTGTTGCGATTGTAGAAGTTGTTGAAGGCGCATCAAAGTGTCATATCCAGTGAGGATAACCTTTGGATTACCACCACGAGTCCAACACTTTTGGAAAATACTGTCCAAGTGGTCGAGAGAAAGAGTTCTGTCAGTACCACCGTTGGAGTCTTCTTCTGCAACAGACCAAGAGTTTTCACTTCGGTCAATCGAGTAGATGTCTTCTGCTGAACCAGCAACGAGGCCAGTAGCGATACGGTCAAGAGACTCGAAATCGTTTCCAGCAACGGTAGCCTTGTCAACGAGCAACATTTTATTGATATGCTCGGCGTGGTGCTTACCCATTTCTTCTTTGAGGATTGAGCGAATGTCACCCAGTCCGTCATCCTTGTCAGCAAGGAACATTGCGGTTTCGCTCATGTCGAATGTGTGAACAATCGTCTTTGGCTTTGCGGCAATGTGTTGGAAGGTAGGCTTGGTAGTGTCCGGTAGAGTTGCGTTTTCTGCAACACCGCCACCAACGCTGAACGAAGGTCGTTCAGTGATGACTCGCCATCCACTGCGTTCCCAAGGTCGCTTTGGTAGAATTGAGAATGCATTGAACTCTTGGTTCAATTGCGACCAAACCTTGCGACCATAAATCGCTTGGTAAGTTCCTGCTGTAGTACTCATCATTGGGCTGTCAGCCTTGAGCAATTCGCTACCGCTGTAGGAATATCCCATTGCATTACCAGCACCGTAAAAGTACCGTTCCATGTCAGTTACGCTTCGTATGTAGTCTCGTGCCATATATTTCACTCTCCATTATTTTTTTTTTATTTTCAAGCCCCTCGAATGACCGAACCGGCGAGATTGTGTACTTCATCCCAAGACATGTTACTCAAGTCTTGTGTGGATGGGACTTCAACATTAGATGAAGAAGCCGACTTTTGAATTGATGTTCCTTGAATACCAATGTTATCAATACGCTCACTTAGTGCGTTAATTGACTTCATGACTTCGTTAAGAGGCGCACGAGCGTCGAACTCGGCTTTTTCTGCTTCATGCTTTGCAATTTTTTGTTCTTCTGCAAAGCGAGATGCGAATTGAGATTCAAGGTCGCCACGGAATCCTTGTTCCATTGCGGCGGCTTTGTAAACTTCGTAAGCGGCTTCAACATCGGATGCTGAAACATTGCTTGGGTTAATGTAACCCTTAGCCATTGAAACAGGCCCAAGTGCGCCGGATGGTGTTTTACCACCAGTTGAAGAGATTGCGGAGATTGCACCGGTTGAAGGTGAACCGTTTTCTTGACCTCGACCTCGGACTTGTCCGGCGAAGTAGTCAGCACCATCAACAGCATCGGGGTTGTCGAAGCCGCCAAGTTGCGCCTTTTCCAAATTATCGAAGTGTGTTCGTGCTTGCATAGTGTCAACACCAGCGGATTTGAGAGTGTCCTCCATCCAGTTTAGGTATTCAGCAGTAATTACATCACTGTACTCGCTCTTTGCATACATTTTGTCGTCTTTCATATCCTCGTCATCCTTTTCTTCGTCTTTTTTTGCGGCGAATGGGTTTTCCTTCTTTTCATCGTCGGAATCGTCTTTTTTATCGTTCATATGTTCCTTAAGGCCGGGAGGCATTTCGCCTTTTTCCATAGCGTCAAGTCGTGCTTCAAGTCTGCTCATTACATTATTCAAATCATTTTCTGTTGTCATGTGGGTGTCCTCCTTTAAAATACGAAACTGCGCTTCGGGGTTAATCCCTTTTTCACATATCGTTATTTCGTGCAGTTCCATTTTACTAATTTCTTGGTAGTCTCCATGTTCCCCATCCGATTTTCGCACTCTCTTGAATGCTTGTCCACCGATGGAAAATCCTTGCAGATTACCTTTACGGATTTCTGCGGCCACTTCACGAGCCTTTTCAATATCGTTGCGAAGTGAAACAACGACAAACATACCGGCATCATCAACTTCGGACTTCCACATCCGACCATTTGAATCTACATAGGAGTCAATAACTTCTCCAACTTGAATATTTGAGTGAGCGAGTTGAACATTACGGAACTTCTCACTCTTCATGAATCCGCCAAATGCATCCTTTAGTGCTGAACGAGTAATAAGGTCGCCTTGCTTGTCCACCAGTTCAACTGATGCGTAGCCAGCGATAACCATATCGGAACTGCCCTTAATGAGAGCAATGCCGGAGGTGGGTCGCTTTAAGGACAACATTACCCTCCGATTCATTGTCATGGTATATAGAATGTTTCTTTCACACTGAAAGAGTAGGAGTACCGTCTTCATCATCTAAAACGATAGACTCGTCTGCATCAGTCTTCATTTCAACATGCGTAATGGGTTTTTTCTTTTTATCATCCGAATCAACACCATCCTTTTCATCCGGTCTTACTTTACCATCATAGTCGGGTAAGTTACTTTCTTCTGTTAATCTCGTAGGACCACTTGGTGATTCTACCGGTGTAGCCATGTCAATACCCAAACCTTTCGGCCCTGTCCAAGTAAGTTTTTCTTTAGCGAGTCTGTCTAAAGCACGACTAATTACATCAAGAGCCTTCTTAGTTGATGGTTTAAGAAGGCGGTTATCGTCTTTAGCATCAAGAACTCCGGCTGATTGTTCTTCTTGTCTTTTACGACTTGGCACTTTCTTTTCATCCATTTCTGTTTTTACGAGATGACCGTCAAGCATCAACGGTGCTACTGAATGCCAAAACGGATGAAGGCTTTCAGCAAGAGTGAGAGAATAATTCGATTTAGTCAAATCACCTAAAGCCGAAGAAGGGTCATGTAGATACCAGTTGTCATCCATATGTGTAACTTGATACGATACTGTATCTACACCTTTGAGTATAACTTGTAATACACCATCATTGTATTCTATATCATGGGGTATAAGCAAAGGTGCAAACGATTTTGTCATAAGGTCTAATGATTCAGCACTGGCCGCACCTTCACCTTCACCTTCACTTTCTATTTCACGCACTTGTACATTGAACACATCTCGATTTTTTCTACGCTTTTTTGTAACTCCTGTTACAGTTGCTCTTACTATATCGCCAACTTTGAAGGTTCTTTGTTGTCTGTGGGCTGTACCTACATCCATGTAGAAATTGTTCTTGTATGTGACGGCACGATTACCTAATGCTTCACCGTCAAGAATCGGCCCTGCACCAAGTTGATATGTGTATGGTCCTTTACCTCGACGGTCAAGAATGATAAAGTTAAAATCACGACTTTCACGCAATAACAACCACTTAGGATGACGACGCTCTCCTTTCATGTATGTGGATTTATTATCTCGTAACAAAACTATACCGTGGTCTTCTTGTAGGATTTTAACAGCGTCTTCAAGACCCTCATCATCAGTCATTTTTGTATCATGCGGGCCGGGAATGATGACATTTTCATGGCTATCGAACTGCCCTCTTAGAACTTTCATGCGTTCATGCATTAACATTTCAGCAACATTGGTATCATCATAGTTGATAATATCAATAATGTTCAAGTCTTCTTCACCTACAATACCATCAATGACAAAGTTATTGTCGTTTAATTCAGCGAGGCTTTCTTTGAATGCTTTCTTTAATCCAACCTTGCGCCCATTTTCATCATAAGTAGTGATTTCATTATCGTTTTGTACGATAATAACTCGCTTACCATCGTACCACTTACTGACTACCCATGAACCGCTAAACCCTCTTAGGTGTTCAAGGTCACTTAAATCGAATATGCGGTGCATCGGTCTTACCGGAGGACACCATTCAGCATCATCGGCTTTTGTCAAAAGCACATCGGGATTTAAAAGAGAAGTAATATATTCACTCATTTCACTCAAGTTAAGAGCAGTAGGGTTGTTTTCTCCGAATATATCAAAAGTTTCTTTGTCATAATCCATAAAAGGTGGAGTAGGATTTTGATGTGGTGGTAATGTTTCCAACAAATGATTTGTCATATCTGTGCCGTGGAGTTCCTCTAATGCACCTTGCCAAGTAGGATGGTATAATTGAGGTTCAGTGTAAGTACCGACCGATGGTTGTCCTTGAGAATCAAACTCGATACCAAATGATGACTGTTGAGGGACAGCAGAAGAGTGGACTACATCAGCACCAGTGTGTGTAGGCATAATTCCGAATGAAGAAGGATTAACCCCACCAATAGGTACTGGTTCACCGTTAATACCAAGCGTTCTCACAATTTCTTGCGTAGGTGTCATATTATCAGCATTTACAGCATCAATATCTAAACTTACAATACTATCAAGGTAATTTTTTGTTCTTCTCGTGTAAGGCTTTTTACCACCTTTACCAGCACCTAATCTGTTATGCACATCGAGTTTACCACCGGCTGGATAGTAGGATAAACCGTTGTTTGACATATTACTACCATATTGCGATGAGTCAAATCTATGCTGTCCGACAGTACCTACTATACCATGAATAGGATGTGCTTTCCAGTTTTTAGTTCTCGATTGAGCGTTATCAATAGCAGTGTGTATTCCACCGTCTTGATAGTCTTGAGCGAATTGTTCATCAGCGTGAATACGATGAAGTGAAAACTCGTCATCAAAATTACCACTCGTCATTAACTGTCCGACAGTCGCAACACGCAACGGAACTTCTCTTACATTTGACTCATCAATTATTTTTTGTACATGTTCTCTTAATCGTGCTTTTTGTTGACTTGTCTTACCTTCTAATCCCATACCTTCTAAGACTTCATCGGGTGTCATGTTACCGTTTAATTCAAAACTGTTGTCGAGCATGTGACTCATTACATCACGATGAAAGCCTTTTTGCTTTGAAGTAACTGTTTTACTTTCATCCGATGTTCTGTAAACAGGTGCTTTGATACCGTGTACACTATGGTCTGCATTTGCAAGCCACCGTTCAGCGTCATACATTAAACGGTTATGATTCGCCATAAACTTCTCCGGGTCGTTAATGTCAAAATGATTTGGGTCATGTTCCATAACTATAGGTAATAATTTTTTTGCGGCTTCAAGGACAGCGTTACGACTATTTTTAGCCACTTTGTCAATAAAACCAGCATCGGTTTTCCAGCGTGTAGGTTGTTTACCAAGAGCAGATTCACTTGAACGGCGTTGTAACCTATTCAATTCTACTTGCCCTTCATCTAATTCCCGTCTTAATGATTGTACCTGTTCCGGTGAATCCATGTATTGTATCATTTCAGTAATAACATTCAATCGCTCACTCAATTCTTTTTCTTTTTGCATTGCAGGAAGCATACCACCAAACTTCAATGCGGAGTCAATAGTTCTTGTAGTAAATGTTGTGTCTTCTGTTGCTTGAATGCTGGTTTTACTGCGTTGGTTTTTCGCTTCCGCCTCTTTACCCTTTTTCTGCCGTAATTGTACTTCAAAACTATTTAACCACCCTTTAAGTTCGTCTATATCCCCGTCGTTAAGGTATGAACCCTCTTTTTCCATACGATGTTTAATATCAGCATACATTGGGTTGTCTTCTGTCAAATCGTTAATGTTGTTTAGAATACGATTAGGAGAATTACTCCCAGTTTCTTTTGCTATTGCTGTCAAAATACGCAAGGCTTTTGCGCTATCCGGCGAAGTAATGTAGTTTTTTACATTGTTAAAATTGGGTTGTTTAACACCCCACCCCAAAAAATCCATGTAATCCTCATGGTCCACTCCAAAACTTACAGGAATGTTTCCACTCATTAAGTCCTTCAATGGTTGAACCGAGTTTTTCTGCGGTTTGTAGGGGTCTAATGTTTGCCCCAACATTGTTTTTCGCCAATGATTTGCTCTTGCTTTCTCACCAATAGGTGCATCCGATGTATGCGCTCCATAGGTGCTTTCGGGTTGAGATGTTTTTAATGGATTATGTGAATGTAAAGTTTGTTTAATAGTATCAACTTTAAGTTTCTTTTTTTCATCATTACTCATTGTACGGAGAGAATGTAGTAGTTGAGGGTTGTAAGTTGATTGATGTAATGTCCAATTATGCTTATCACCGCTACTGGTTTTTGTAAAGGCATTAGCAGGTGAGAATAGATTTTGTAGAATATCACCGTCTTGAAACCTTACAAACTTGGTAGCACCTCCTTTTTGTTTTTCAACTTGTCCTATTTCTCTTGATTTCTCCGGCCCAAAGTGCATCCCTAAAGCCATGTTAATTGGATTGGGGTGTAGTTGGCCGTGATGTTGCTCATTTACTTCAAATAACCCCGAAGTAGAGGGGGATGACATGTCTTTCTTTTTTTGTTGAAACGGAGTTGGGATGTGTGCAGTGTCTTCGTTTTGCGCCCCACCGGTAATATCCACAGGCTCATTACTCGCTATGTTTGCATACGCCTGTTCGATTTTTTCTTCTTCTGTTAATTCGTCTTCATTATGAGCAACACTGTGTACATTCTCATTGTAAGTAGCCAAAGTCATATCAGCACCACCAACTTGAGCGAAAGGTTTACTCCAAAACTTTGCTGGTCCTATAGTATGATTACCACCCTTATCAAATCGCCAAAACTTAGGTTTTTCTTCATCGGGATGAGGACCATGCGGAGATTGTAAATAAGCGAGGTCAGTTCTCATCTCTTTAGCCAATGAAGACAAAGAGCCATGAGATTTAGCCTCCGACTCCATCTGTTCTAAGTCATGAAGCGGGATAATCGGACCATCCATTTCTCCGTATATAGGGTGATTAAGAAGCGGCTTTCGTGTTTTAGGGTCATAACCTGCAAGGAATAGAACATCCTCCATTGGCATACGAGTATGCTTCGGGTCCATTCCTTTTGATTTTTTATAGTGTTTAAATGTACCAGCCCGTAAGTCTTTCAACGAGTAACTGTCTTGAACCGGCTTTGAATGTAAACCGAGTCTTGGTAGAATGTCAAATGGTTTCCCGACTCCTTCATTATCACCATCGGGCAGTTCTATCCCAAAGCGATTATGTATCGCTTCTGCAATGTAATGTGAAATTGGTTGTCCTCCTATTTCATAAGTATGAGCCGCCTCTCCGATTACACCTTGTGAAAAACGGTTATCACCTTGTCTAAAGTCACCCTCAAGTGTTTCTTGTCGTAAATGACCGTTTGGGCCAAAGTGACCGCTTGCTCTTAACGCCCAGTTCTTTTCCGGTGTACGACGCATTAAATTGTTCCAAGTCAATCGAGCCGTAGGGATAAACTCACCATTTGGTAACTTTATTTCATTATGATTGTCAACTCCTTTTTCATGTAGATGACGCATTACGGCTGTGCGTTCTTCGGGATTAAGCCATTCAAGACCAAGGTGATACCCCTCTTGTCCTAATCCAACAGCATGATTATCACCGTTTTCATCTACAACATACCCGCCGCTTTGCCACTGCTTTGCTCTTTGATTAAAATGGTCCACTCGTAAACGATTTTCAGTTTCTTCTGCTGAACGACCATCAGCGAGATACTGGTCTTTCAAATCACTGTTAAGTTTATTCCAGCGTTGGTAATCTCGCTCGTAAAGGTCATGTTGATGGCTATAATTTGATTTATGATGTCTCAACGAGCCGAGGATTTTTTTACCGTTATATCCGTGTACCAATGGACTTTTCTTCGTTTCTAAATACTTTTGAAACTCTTTTTCCATTTGCGCTTCTTCTTTAGAATGACCGCCAAAAATATGACTTCGTAAAACTTCAACATAACCAGCATTACCTTTACTTGAGTCCATTCGCAAAAGAGGGTGATTAGTATGGTGAAAAGGATAATTATGCTCTCGATATGGATGAGATGAAGTAGGTACATACCGAGGCCATACAGCGTGAGATTCTCTCACATTGTCAGCACCCGATAAACTGTCCTTCCAAACATGGTTTGTCTGTTCACCATGAGTATGATGATGTGCAAGAAGAAAACCCGGACCTTCTTTATAGGACTTGACTTTTTCTACTTTTGCGGCTTTGTCTTCTTCTTTTTGAATTAGTTCAGCCGTATATTTTAACGACTTTGAAAGTGTGTCTGTAGGGGCTTTGTTAAGAGATTCCCAAGCAATAATGTATTCAGCGGCACTAAACGCTAAGTCATTACCATCGGCTAATGAAAGGAGTAATTCGTCTTTAGCGATATTGAATTGTTCTGCTACCATATTTTCACCGCCTTATGATAGCGGTTGAAACTTTGGACAAGCAAAAATATCCATTCCGTCATACAATTTGCAACCCTCACGAGCATTAGCCCCACATGTGCGACAAGCGATAGGTGCGCCACTTTCACTCTCTTCACGCATCGAGGAACTTGGATTTGCTTTCTTAATGGCTACCTTTGTCATGTAACCACCTCAATACTTTCGTTCAGTTCCGCCTTCTGTGTCTTCTCTTTCAGCACCAGTACCAGCATGAGGATTCATGCGGCCACCGAGTTTACTTAAGTCAACTTTCTTGTCATGTTTATCTCGCTTTGGTTTACCATCCTCATATTCAATGGTGTTACCGTTGGTAGTATAGTAAGCAGTTTTTGTTTGTCCACCGGATTCAGTAACCATGTGTGGGTTTACATCAGTGATTTTTTCTTTTGGAAGTGGTTTTGGGTCAGCCAAAGGGTCAGCCTTTTCCATTTTACCACCACAGCCCATTTTCATGCAACCCATTTTGTTCATTTTAGAACCACATTTAGGACAGTCTTTACATTTACATGGCTCTTTACCACAATCACACTTTGCTTTTTCAAGTAATTCTATACGATTGTTTAGTCGTTCTGCTTTTTCAAGCATTTGTTTAACTTCGTAACTTATTGGTTCAAATCGTGGCTTCATGTTTACACCTCATTCTCTTTTGCTGATAGAGCCATTTCGTGAATATCCTCCCACGACATGTTATGGAACTCTTCATTAGTTTGGGGAACAGAAGAGTTTACCCCTTTCATTATTGAATCATCAGTCATGTCATTTCGGAATGCATCGTTCATGACATTTTCTGTAAGCGGGGTAGTTGCTTTGACTAATCCCATTTTTTTAAGCATTTTAGTTGGGTTTGAAATCATTTTTTGAAGGCGCATGTTTTCTCTCTTGAGTGAATCAAGGTCATTATCCATGCTTTCCATTTTAGTAATAAGGACACCCATCAATCGTTCCGCATCCGATTGTTCAGTCATAATAAACACCTCATTGTTGGTAACGGCCAAAAGTACCAGTTACACGAGTATAGTTTGAAGGTTTAACACCTGTACGAGTTGAGCCTTGTAGTCGCTGTCCTTGAAGAGATTGAGCCGAAGCAGGTCGGTTGTCGAACTTCATAACTGGTGCGCCACCTGCGTAAATGTCGTTTGGACCTTGTGAAAGTCCACTTTCCGATTTAGCAATAGCGGCAGACAAGTCTTCGGAAAGGTAGTCTGCAACTTTGCGTACTTCATTCAAATGTTGTTTTGCCAAATTAGCATCACCGGTTGTCAGTGCGGTGATAAACGCTTTTTGGTGTTCTTCCATTTTTCTTGCCATTGGGTCCATTTTGATTAAATCCATATTCAGCCCTGCCTTATCCCATGTTGTCGCTCTTTAAGAGTCTTTATGCACCCTTGAAGTTTCTTGCATTCATGAGAGCGTTACTATTTTGTTGTCCTATTGAGGGCTGTGGCCCTCTTTGTTGTACACTTGTTACAGGAGAGCCACTACCAGCCGATGTACGGCGTTGAGGTGCGGCTGGCCCTCTATTACGAAGTCCCATACCCTGTCCACCCGGTTGAGGTGGTGGCATTGGCATACCACCCATTGGCATACCCGGAGGCATACCTCTCATCATGGGTGCGCCACCCATTGGCATACCGCCACCCATCATAGGCGGTGGCATACCGCCGCCCGGTGGCATCATAGGAGGTGGTGCGCCGCCCGGAGGTGGTGCGCCGCCCGGAGGTGCGGCTGGTTGAGGTGGAGGTTTACGATAGACGAATCGAATATCGCTACTTGATTCACCATCAATTAAATCAGCAGTGAATCCAAGTTGTGTCATACGCTGTGCAACATTGAGTTCTTGTTCATCACGGCGTAGTCGAGTGATTTCGTCTTCTTCTTCATTTGGATAAAGTGTGAGTTTCCAATCGTGAACACCCATTTGTTTCAGCATTTTAGGAAACAAAACTTCGGTGTAAGTTTTTTGTCCAAACTCAACAGCACGATTTGTAACAAGTATTTGCATACCTTCATTGCTCAAACCACCGGATTTACCACTGTCAACCATAAAGACGCTTGACACACCAAAGTAAGCGGCGATGCGATTGCGTATTTCATCACGAACAGCGATATATTGCATCTCTTCTAAGGTGTCCATAAACTTAATCCAATTGACACCACCACGGCCTGTTTGACTTTCAATACCAACCTTTGGAATGTAATGCGGGTCACGCTCCATTTTTTCATCAACAGACTTCCAAAACGATTTCATTGACTCAAGGTTATCAGTCGTAACTGAAATAATACCTTTTGGCATTCTTCGCTTTTGATAAGAAGTGTACATGTAGTTGTCCATTGCTGTAAGTGTCATTGCTTGTCGCCACATTGTATTGACAGGTGAACGACCATAGAGTTTAGACGGATTGTATTTACTCAAGTGAAGCACTTCACCTTCAATGAAATACTGTGTTTTACCACTACCGGCCATATTGACATAATGAACATCATGTAAATCGCTACCGCATACTTCACAGGTATCACTTTCTGCATGTGTCTTAACTTGGTCCCTATGGATTCGACAGACTTTGTATCGCCCACCACGAACACCACGCTTGTCAGCGACAATACGCATGAAAATAGGGTCGCCACGAATAAGTTCTTTAACACGGAAAAACGCTACTTCTTTCGATTCGGGGTCAATATAATACTCTTTGACTAAAATTAAGAACGCATCATCAACAATATTAAGGTCATTTTCAATTTCATTTAGAATATGAATAAACGCTTGTTCCATACTGTTTTCTTGATTGAGTAACCATTTCACATAAGTTAATTCATCATGGTCGGGGTCACGCACTTGCCCGCCACATGTAGTACAAGACTCAACATCATGTTGGTATTCTTCACCGCAATCGTTACATTTTTTATGAAAACGCTTTTCAAAATAATGTCCTCTTCGGAACATCTCTTGTCGTATTTTTGAAAGTACAGTTCTTAGAATCAAACATTCTGTGCTTACAGCATACAAAGCAGGTATGGTAATTCCTTGCGCCATAACTGGTTCTTGAATACCACTTGTCCAAAGTGGCATGGTAGGAGTTGGGGATTGCTTACGCTTGAATGGTTTCCCAAGTGCGCCTAAAAATCTACTTATTCTACTATCATCGTCTGCCATTACAATCCCTCCGCAAATCCACCTATGGTATCAGCATCCAAGCCCCACTTAGACAAGAGGTTGTCGGCCTTCTTTTTATCATCTTTCCAATTATTGAAGGTTACGAGTTTATGTAATTCGTCTTTTCTCAACTTGTCTTTTGAATCAATGAATGTCAAAACAGCCTTTGCCTGTAGCGATTTCATTTGTAAGTGTGGTAGAATACCTTTGAGTAATTGGCGTAAATCGTCTTTTGATTGAAAAACAAGACGGTGAAGACTTCGGTTACTATTTTTATGTATTTTTTGATTAAGGACTAAACGACCACATCCAAGTGCTTTATGCAAACTTTCGCATTGGTCTTTACCTCTATCACCAGTTGCTACAAATGTCGCTCTTGGTTCACCTCTTTCACTGATAAATATACTACCATCAGCATCAAGAAAACCTGCCGCATAAGCCCAAATGTCTTTGATAATCAAACCGTTTGTACCCATTTTTACAAACATGCCACGACTATGCCCTCGGTATATGTCTAATTCTTCACCGTACATTTTTATCAACATACCGACTTTACTGGGCGTAACGGACTTGTGTAGAACACCTACACCTCGACGAACAATTTCACGACTATTCAATTCACCGTTTTCATCCAATTGTTTTGAAACAAACTCTAATGTTGTTTTATCGTCTTTTGAAATAGAATCAATTTGATGTAAAGTTCCACGCCACATTTTTTGAGCATCCTTACGCATCTGCATAGCATCAACCCAATTTTCTTGTTCTTCTACACCCCAATCATCCATTTCATTTAACATAGAAAGAACAGATGTGGCTTTCAAGAACATTTGACAAGCCTGTTGAAGTCCTGTGCTTCTCGACTCTCCAAACTTTCGCAGTGATTTTAATGAACGGTCGTTTAACCCCATGTAGCGAATAGTGTCATGTAGTCCATCACTCCATGATAAATTGTTAATTGTTGCTTCAACCTCCATTGCTTTTATGGTTCTCACATCATCAATAATAGCATCAATCATATCTCGATTACTTTTGTCGTTTCTTCGCATTTTACGACACATACGAATTATAGAATCTGCGTTTTTACCGTATGTTGACTCAAGCCAACCATCACCATTTTTGGGAAAGTTATATGATTTTATCTCTTCATTAAAAAATAAACTTGATTCTTTTTTGACCGGTACAGACTTATGCACATAATCGGGATGTTGAGTGAGAGTGTTGTACACACTTTTAGTGAAGTCATCACCAACAATAGCAGGTGCATCATACACATCCCCAACGATTGCACTACCCCACATATTGACTACCTCATTGTCCTATCATTTAGTCCTTACCACCAAAACACTCTTGACTATTGTAGGCTTACCACCTACGCCTTGCTTTTTGGCTCGCTTGCGTTTTGTAGCGGCTCGCTTTTGACCCTCGGACATTGAGCCGCTGGTCTTTGGCGTTTTACCACTGACTTTGACACTTGGCCTACACTTAGGATAGCCTTTGCTTGATTTACTTGCTTTAGAACGCCCGCATGGTGGATGCTTACCGTCTTTGTTCTTGCGTGATACATCTACCCACTTTTCTTTGAACCAGCGATTCAAGTTCTTTACAATAAGAACATCATGACAGCAAGAACAGCGTGTCATTCAAAGAACACCGACCATTTTCTTAATGTCTTTTTGTTTGTCAATAAGAGCGTAACAGGGACACTTCGGAGAAGAAGCGGAACATTGGTTTCCTTCTATCATGCAAACGCAGGGTGTTTTCTTTGTACCACCGCAACAGCAAGAGGGTTTCTTAAGTTTCATTTTTTCTTACCCCCTTTCTTTTTTCCTTTAAACTTACCACGGCAGTATTGAACAGCCCATCCATTAGCATACGCTGATGGGTAAACATCGAACTTTTTCTTAGCCGCCGCTTTACCGGCAGGGCATAGTTTCTTTTCTAAAAAATCAAAGGCACTATCCATGCCTACACAGTGACCGCAATCGCAACTCATATCATTCACCTACCGCTTGTAGATGTTTTACATTCTAAACAAGCACCGTATTCAAGGTCGCCTAAATTAAGTGTTTTATTACAACCCATGCATTTATCGTTCCTATCCATAGTTATTTCATTTTTACGATTCCATGCGTCTTCGGGTGACATATTTTCCATTTCAGCCACTTGTTCTTCGGTGTAATATGCTTTCAAAAATCGCCAAGCATCATCCATTTTTTTCTTTTCATCGGGGTCAGCGGTGTGTTCCGGTGACTTAGGCGGCTTACCACCAAGTGCAATTACAACAACCATACCTTTCTTTTTCTTTTTATCGTCTTCTTTCATTTTAAAATCCCCATTCATTAAACGGATAAATCATGGTATTAACCATCCGTCGCCAGTTCCTTTGTTTCTGTGTGTTTTTCCGCCGATATACTCATCCAATCCGGGTAGTATATCATCGAGTAGTTGTACTGAACCTTTGAACTCTTTCGTTCCCCAGTTCGCTAAAGCAAGTGCCATTGCCAAGTCATCGTGCGTTCCCACCGATTCAAGTCGCCCATTTTTTTGCATACCGAATCGGTTGAGTTCTTCTTCTAATTTATGTGTAAATGTACGACTTCGCTCATCACCATATGGTAATTGGATTTGTCCTTGTTCAAACGCCATAAGCAAAGACATGAACATGCTTTCTTTGCGCTGGCGAGTTGTCATAAAGGTGCGAATAGGAATATCCCCTCTCATGTCTTGAAGTTCAGCGGCAAACATTCGCTGAAAATTGTTACCTTCAAGTTCAATTAAATCCGGCTGAAAACGACTGTTGAGAGTAAGAATGTGTTTTTTCTGTGCCAAACCACCAAGTCCCTTCTCGTGAACTATGCCAACAATTTGTTTTACATTCTCACCGGGCGGTGTACGCAAAACAAGCATGGCTGTGTAGTCAGCGTTCTTATCCGAAGCGATTGCTGTGTCCCATCCGATAAAGTGTTGACCGAATACGCCAGCGGGATTACCCTCTTCATCATACTCGGTATCAGCCCTATCGAGTAATACCAAATCTGTGTTACGAGCCTCATTGAGAATAGTAGCGGGGAACATACTCGCAACATCGTGAATAGGTTCACACAGGTATTCACGGCTGAATTGGATAGCGGGCATTGACATACGCCGTTGTTCAAGTGCTTCGAGATTCCACCGTTCCGGCCAAAGAGCGTTACCTTCACCGTCAATTGCAGGGTATGTCTCGACACGGAATGTTTCTTTTTCTTCCAATTCGGCGTACAAATCGTTGTAACTGAACGGTGTACCTACCATCATCAAACGAGATGAGTGGTGCAGAACAGGGAGTAAAACACCGTAGAACCAGTCAGCGGCTCGCTGTAGTTCTCCACCAGTTGTACCCCAAAGAATATCGTCGCATACTACCACATCGGGGTGGAAACCACGAGTTGCACCACCAACCGACTTAGCCATTAGACGGCTACCGTTGGTGAACTCAAAGTAAGACTTAGCCCACGGTCGCCCACCTTCGGGCTTTAGGTGTCGCAAAATGTCAGCACTCTCAATGTTATTGCGGATAAATCGCATGTGTTCAAGTGTCTGTTCAAGGGAGTGAGAAAAAATCATGATGTGTGTTCCCGGTTTGAATGCGGCTATCCAAAGAGCATAGGCCATAAACAAAGTGGATTTACCGTGGTCCCGACTTGCTTTAACACAGTAGTAACGGTGTTCGTTTAGTCCTGTTTCCCATGATTCATGGTGATGACTGTAATGAAAGCCCAGTATTTCTGTAAAGAAGTACTTGAATGACTTTGCCGCCATTTTGCTATCCATTTCTTGGATAAACGCATTCATGTCATCTCCCATACTATCAACTCAATTTTAAGTGCATTAGTGCTGATACAGTACCTATTTCATGTGGAGTCATTTTGTACACCATGTCCGGTCCAAGTTTATCGAATAGAGTGCCAACGAATGCGTTTCTAATCTGTTGTGTCGCCAAAACACTACCCATATTACCTGTTCCTCCGGGTGATGCTGACTGATTACCACCCTGTTGCGCCAAAACATCACCCATTTGTTGTTGTTCTGCGAGTACTTGCGGCGTTACTGCGTCTTGATGTAATTGTAGAGTTTGATTTATGTAATGATTAGGGTCAAACTGATGAGCAATTGATGGATATTGTGACATATCAATAGGTGATGTAAAAGTACTATTGGTTGGTGCTACTCCTACTGCGCCGGGTCTTTGACCTGTAGTATTAGGTTGCATACCGGCGGGATTTGGCGGAGTTGGTAATACTTGAGGTTGACCGGGTTTGTACATTTGTTCACCGATATTTGGATTGATAGTTCCAGTGGGGTCTATACCTTGATATGTTATACCTGCTTGAAGTGGGGCTGATGCATCACCGGCTTGCATTCGTTCTGCTGTCTGTTGAGCAGTAACCGCCGCCGCCGCACCTTTACCCGCCATACCAGCAAGCCCTCTAAGTCTTTGACCCACACCTACTTGTCCACGAGGGGCAAAGGTGGTGCGAGCCATGTCCATAAAAGAAGGGCGAGTACCTGTAGGTCCAACAGATTGAAAAACAGTTGGGCCGCTTTGTTTTACCAATATTTTATTTGACATTATATCACCTCATATTGGTTTTGATAACCTTGACAATTTTTGCATCTACATTGTAGGACTTAGCGATGTTATGCCAATCACCCATTGTTTGGTTGATTGTCACCACTTCACTTGCGGTCAGCCCGACATGTTTCGCCAGTGCGTGTGGGGTGTTAAGATTACTGTTAATTTTAATCCCGTCAAAACCTGCTTCTTCTTGTTGCATTCTTTCCAATGCTTTCATCACTCTATCCATGACTGATAGGTGTGCATCCTCACTTCTCATGTATTGGTCGAGTAATTGTTGCCGTGGGTCAGCAAGTAACTGTTGCGCTCTTGCTTCAACGGGTGTAAGGAACTCTTCGGGAGGTAAACTTGGGTTTCTACCTCTACCACCAGCATCCATCATTTCTCTAAATTGTTCCGGGGTTTGTTGAGCAATTTGCGGTCTAAGTCTTTGAAATGTCGGGTCAAGAGGCGTAGCCGGTGGTCCTTGAGGAACTACACCAACCCTTTGAGGGGGTGTCCCGCCGGTAAGAGGCGGTGAAGGAACCGGTTTATCTACGGTAGTAGCGGAGGTAGATTCCGGCGGGACTGGCATAGAACTTGCATCAGCAAAGTCTTCAACTCCATGAAGGTAGGCATCCATGTGTGGCTCAAGTGACACATCCTCACCCTCTACAGGGTAATTAGCAAAAGTCATACCTTGCATTGGTTTCGTGTTAATATCACCAAGTGCCATTTTTACAGGATGGCCCTGTGCTTCGGATTGATGGTCGGCCAACGCTTCAATGATACCACGGAAGCGGTCAACTTGACCCATGAGGTTTTCATTATAATTGACATTGAAAGCACTTAATTCTTCACTGGTAATAGGATGTGTGCCAATTTTACTTCTTTCGGGGTCGTCATCATCAGCACCGGATTTATGTGCAAGAGCCATCAGTCGAGCCGCTGACAGATGCCTACCTTTATTACCACCAGCACCGGGTTTGAAAAACTGCTTGTGTTGGTCGTAAGACAAACCTTCTTCACCAGCACCGTGTATCTCCATTAAACGGTCAAATTGTTTTTTGAAATTACCTTGATTACTTCGACCAAATAAAAACATCATTGCTGGAACATGAGCCATGTCTTCAATCAATTTTCTTTTCATCGCAGGGTCTTGTAGAATCTCACGAAGAGGGCGTTGAATCATTTCGGGGCTACCCATTGTTCCAATGTTAATTGTTGCAGGGACATCGGGAATGTTTTCAATACCACTTTCTAATGCTTTATCAATTGCTCTTTCAGCCATTGAGTATAATCCTGCTTCTTGGTCGAAGTTTTGTTTTCCACCGGTTTTTGTACCGTGTACATCAACATGGGGATAATACATGATGTCGGGTAAGTGGTGGGCAACTGAATGGGTAAACACTGGTATTTGCTCATTAAAGTAATCATCCGGCGCACCTGCCATTTGTTTTGGTGATATATCCGCAGGGTGTTCTTGATATGAAGCCTCAATTCGACCTTGAGGTGCTAATTCACGAGCGTAGATGTATGGTTTTTGAACAAAAGAAAGTTGTTTTGATACATCAAAAGGTAAGTCGTATTCGTCTTCAAGGATGTGTTGCAGTTCGTCATTAAAAGGAATAGCCCCCGATTCTACAAAACGACCCATCGGCCCATCAATGTTTTTATTTGTATAATGAGTAATTAAAGTATTATTTTTTGTTTTGGTTGCTCGGTCGGACATCTCTCGTGTACTACCACCGGGAGGTAACATACTTGCTCTAATTTTTCTCCAAGCCATACTTTCAAAAGGTGGTAAGTAATGGTCGCCCTGTGTTAAATCATCTAAACCTTTATGACTTGTATGATTTTTATTAAAATTAGTAATTGCTTGATTGATAATATCTACAGGATTAGCGTCTTTCTTATATTTTTTCAAAAACCAACCCAAACGAGTAACAGCCGCATCAATACCGTGTTGGTAACTACCAACAGAAGTAACCCAATGACGCTCACCGTGGTCGCCGCTTTGCCATTCACCCGGTATAATACCCCCATGACCGTCATGTGCAAAAGCAGGTATGTCTTCTTCTGTAGGTGGTGTAAATGCAGTTGCAGGTGGATTACGAATCATTGTCGAGCCGTGTTCCGGTGTATGGGCTGTCATACCCCATGCTTTTCGGATTAAACGACCCTTGACAAAAATCATCCCGAATGCCCCCGCTTACCGGATAAATAACCCGCAGGGTCGAGTCCTAAGCGGCTTGAATTAGTTTCAAGGTTTTGAGTAGGGCCGTCATTCTTTTCTTCTTCATCCTCGTAGTTATGAACAGGTGAAGCATGTTGAGGTACATTGCCATCATAAAAATTAGGTTTTGATTTTTTCATGCTCGCTTTTGCTCGCTGTGCTTGAATTAACATACGCATTAGTGCAAGCATTTCAGTTCGATTAGCATGACGATTTGCTTTGAGTAAATCACTTTGAGTGCGCTCGTCACTCATCATCATGGAAGACGATGGTGCTGGCATACTTGGAACACTGCTCATTGGCGGGGGCATCTGCGGCATAGATGGCATCTGCGGGGTTGGCATCCGTGGCATCCGTGGCATACGAGGTCGGCGTAGTCTTTGCAAAGCCGGTTGTCGCATTTGGCCGGATTGACCCGGTAGTAGTCCAGTTAAGCGGCCACCGCCAGTTGGTCCAGCAGTGAATGACCTTGCGCTGTGTCGGGCGTGTGGAGAATAGGTTGTTCGGACATTACCAAGTATTTTCTTTGCTTCTTGTTGCCCCATGTATTGACGATACTTCTGTGGGTCTTTACTCATCGGTTGCTTGGTAGCAATACCACGGTGGCTCATTTCAACAGCCAAGTGGGGTTTCATCAATCCGGTTTTCTTACCACCCTTGATACCACGCATGTGCGCTCGGAAACGGCGCATGGTTGCACCAACAGGGGATTGACCGCCGGGTGGTCTTTTGAATTGTCCAGTTGAAGGGCGGAACTCTCTTCGCTTTTCACGGCGACGGCGACCTTCAATAGTTCCACGAGTTTCACGCTTGAGTAGCGAACTCCAAGCATCAGCCATTGGTTCACCTGTTCTTACGGCTGAATTACCCGTACCCATTGCTGAACCTGTGCCTGTTTTTGCACCTGTGGCTAAATCAAGTAAATGTCCACGACTACCAGCCGGTCCACCTTGAAGACCTATCTCACGCTCATCATCACGCTTGTTGCCGTCATCAAGACCGGGTTCTGTTTCTAATCCCGGTCCTGCACCTAAACCTTGATTTGGTTTGATTTTAATGTGTTTGATGTCTTTGGCTTTTTTCTTAGCCTCTTCTTCTTTGAGTTTTTTTGCTTCTGCCCGCTTTTCATTGTCTTCGGGCGAAGTAGGGTTGTACTTACTTTCGTCTTCATTAGCAGACGAATACATTTGAGATGATTCACTACGGGGTGCATACATTCGTGTGTCCGAACCTCTTCCCATAACCATCATTCCACCCCCATGTTTTCTTCAAGTTGTTTCTTAATACGAGTCCAAGTTTCCGGGCTTTCTTTACTCAATTCAATCTGCAATACATTGATTGTTTGATTGACTTGTTGCCCGTCGCTTTGCGGCCCCCATTGGTCCTCGAAGCGTAGTAAGTCTTTGACAGTTTCCCGTACTTCCTTGTGTAATATAACAGCATCTCTTACAAATCCATCCTCATGAACACTACCCTCGTCAAGTAATTCGCTAAGTTTATGGTTTAATTTTTGAGCGTTTGAGCGAAGTAGTTCTATTTCACGACCAGCCGTAAGTGCTACTTCAAGAGCCGCTGTTTTTTGCACCAACGGTTGAAAGTGGTTTTTCATATGGTTGTACACTACACTTTCGGGTATTTCAAGTGCAGTAGCGATAGCGTCTGTTGACCCACCGTTATTAAAAAACTCAAACTCGTAATCAGCACGATTAGGTGAAGCACATACAGGACAAGAAGGATTGGCCGCTAAGTGGTATTCACCCATATGGTTTCGATAGTGACGGTCAGCGGTATTGGCTCGCCAACTCATGTTTTTATCCATTTCTTTTGGTGTGATATGACCTTGTAGAAGTTGTTCTTCTAATTCATCACGGTCTTCATGAACACACAGACGGCACGAGCGTTTCACTACTCGCTCACCGCCCTCCATGCCACTCTTACGCAACACCCTTAGAAAACAGTTATGGTTAATCTACTGTTCGCAAGAATCATGTGGCGGGTTAAAAGAATAGCAGGTGTACCTCTTAACAAACAATCTATTCGTAGCCTCACTCAAGCGGCTAAAGACATAGCAAAAGGTGAATATGCACCGCCCACTTTGGTAAAGGAAAGGGTTCGTATTTGCCAAACATGCCCTCATGGTGGAACACGATGTGACCTATGCGGTTGCTTTGTTAATTCTAAAACAGCACTACTTAATTCGCAATGTCCGATTCACAAATGGCCGTCAGCGAATGATACGGGAATAAGCACCAGTGAGCATAAGGAAACTGGCGAATAGACCTACAAGGTAATACGATACACTTGCTGATGACATTGAGCCACCTTTGAAAATCAAAATCATACTCATGACTACAATAACTGAAATTAGTTGTACCATAATCATATCAATGATAATGCTTCGATTAGGATTTAACATATCAAGTGTAGTGGCGGCAAAAGAGTTTGGTATATAGCCTGTAAAATCATTTGGTTGTCTCATTTAATTCACCTCATTCCCATAAAACTGCGACCGAGGCTACCTAAGCCTCCGCCGACTTTTTCCATTACACCGTCATTAGCAAGAGCCGCTGTAAGTGCGCCGCCCATCATAGACTGTTGAGCGAAAGCGGCTAATTGCTGTTGTTCCATTTCTGTTTGATTAACAGTTTGTTGTGCTGATGCTTGGAGTGTACTAAACTGCCCTGTAACATTTTCAGCACTTAGTGTTTGTAAGTTTTGAGGTAACGATGTTACATCCATTTTCATAGTTCCTGTTTCTTCATCAACTACAAAAGTCGCATTACGCAACACTTCTATTACACTGTAACTTACAAGAGTACTAAACATTTCAACAAGCGTACCCATCTGTGGTCCGGCAACATATCGTTCAATAGGTGATATACCACGCAATAACATAATTTGTATTTCAAGTTCTGTTGGAGGGGTAACTGGTTGTTGAACAAATTGATTTTGTTGACCGCCGAACATGCCCTGCATAAGAGGGGATTGACCTGCACCCATGACTTGTTGATTAGCCCAAGGATTTTGACTTTGCATAGGCATCTGTGCTTGCTGACTTTGAACACCTAAGTTCAACGCACCATTATTCATCGGTGCTTGATTCCCGCCTAATCCCAACATCTCACTCACCTACCCCAGTACTTTCTTGCTCAAGAGGGTTTTGATTGATAGAGTTATTTACATGTTGTTGTATTAAGGCTTGAAAAGCCGGTGTTGATTGTTGTTCTAAAGCCAACTCATGCTGAAATATACGCAAGTCAAACGAAACAGTAGTAATGTCATTTTGACCTGTTAATGGGTTATTGTAATGACTGACACTAATTCCTTTTGTTTTACGAGAGTCTTTTTCTAATTCAGCAAAAAACGGCTCATATTTTTTCAACATACTTGGTGTTGGGTCTTTTTTAGCCACAGCCGCTACAGGTACAGTTACAATAGAGACACCTTGCTTCACCCTATCTCGCAAGCGTCTTGGGTTTGCTTCACGAATACGGTCTTCTTCTGCCTCCCATTTACATAATAAGTGATACAAATGCATGTGTTCGGGGCAATATGTTCCACGCATTTTACGGCCACTGGTAACTTTTTCCAATGCTACAAAAGCCTCCGGCTCACCAGTAACGGGATTCTGCCAATACATCTCCCAAAGAGAACGCCCTGTGTCTTCATCTGTAATTTTTGCATACAGGTTATCATGTTGAATAAGAACAGAACAATCACAGCCATCTATAACACATACATGGGATTGTTTGTTGTAGTTGTATTTTCTACCGAACATAAACCGCACAGGATTTACAATACTTTTCTTTGAAGGTGTAAGTAATTTGTAAGCCTGTTTTATGTCTTTACGACGGGCTTTTTGAGGGTCAGCGTGACGACTCGGATAAAAATTGACTTTAGGAACTTGTAAGTTGTTTTCACTTGCGGCGGCTTGCATAGCCTCTTGAGCCGTAGCCTGTTCCATCAATGCCGCATAAGACAAAGTATCGTTACCTTGTTGGCTTAACGCCATTAAATGCGCTTGGTTTACATTACCAAGGTTGGCTTGCTGTTGATTTATTTGAGGTATCATTACTCTTCACCTTTTACCGCTTTTAAAAAAAATCCTTGTTCTGTGCTACCGCATAGTTCCCATTTAATTTTATCTCCTGCTGAAAGTTGTAATAATTCTGCCATTACATTTGGTATAACGGTTCTCACGCATTTACTTTTTTTATTCACAGCGATAACAGTTGTTGTTTTTCTTATCATTATATTCCCTCAAGTTGTCAGTAAGTCAATCATCGTTTCTTCAACATTCCATCCTATACGAGTCGCCATAAAAGAACGGCGTGTAGGTATTCCTGCTTTTTGTAACCGTATAAGGTCATCTCGAAACGCATTGAATATTTTATGTTCACCAATTCGGTTTTGTTGCCACAGCATTGCGGCATTTTCATCAAAAAAGCGGTCTGCTTTATTCGCTACAAGCATAACTAATCGAGGTGTGTACTTTTTACCCTTCCACCGACTTTTGAGAGTTCGATAACGATAAGAGCGATTAACTAAACAATCCACGAGATATTTGAAGCCCGCTATTTGTTGTAATGCTTCTTCTCCACCTTTTATTGCTCGGTCATCAAATACAAACACGACAGCCTCGACTTGTCTCGATACCATATCATCAATCCACAGATTCCAAAATCGTTCTTGTCCACCTATATCGGCTGAATAAACAACTCGCTTTTGCCCTTTCCATGATACACGCTTACGGGTAGGTTTTGGCATTAGGTAACGACCAAGTATTTTCATGTGTGAAGTTCTTTCATCATCACCTATTTCTTCCATTTCACCCGGAGTTGTCATGTAACGGTCAAGAGTTGTCTTACCCACCATTGCCGCACCATACACACCTACACGGCGAGGTCGCCAAGAGTTGTACAAGGATTGACCGAATACAGCCGCACCAACAAGAGCAGAACCAGCAGGGTCAACCATCTACTTTACCCCATATCCAATCTGCAAAGTTTTGCACTTTATTCCACACCCACTCTACAGTATTGTCCCAAAAAGACTCACCGGTAGATAATTCCCAAAAACTAATAGCCAAAGCGGTAACAAAACACAGTATCACTGTTCTTATCCAACCTACTCCTTTTTCGTAATATGTGTCAAGGGTGTTTTGAGTGTGCATGGCACGAAGTGTAGCCTCGGTAGAATCATCTGTGGGTGTTTTGAATATACGACCCATTTAATCACCTCATTTCTTTTTTGGCTCTTTAGGTTCGTCTTCTTCTTTAATTCCAAGGTTAATTGGTTGTTTGACCTCGGCTTCATGGTTTGGTATGCCGGGATTAAAATTATCAGTATCGTACTTAGAAATTATAGATTGAGAGCCACCGGGAACACCCCAACTTGGAGGCATTTTACCGGGGTTTTGCTCCATCCATCGTAATTCTTGCTCAAGTTGCGCTTCTTGCATACGCATTTCCATATCATTACGCCGATTATCAAAACTTAGTTGCATTTGGCGGTATCGGTCTTGTCTATTCTTTTCAATAGATGTTGCTCGTACTCTTTCTTGCATATTCTGTTCAAAGAACATTTTAAAGAAGTAATATGCGATACCTTGAACAAAAAATGCCGCCATTGCGTATGTAAATCCGTTTAACATGGGAGTATCGCTAATTAACCATAGTTCAGCGTCAAATACGCCAATTGCCAGTCCAACTAAGGCTGATTGAGCCAAAATTAGCCCCATCAGTCGTATTTCTGCATCCGAGTCTTGCCTGTTACCTTGCATGTTGCTCACCATAGGTCAATTGAAAAGCCAATATAACTCTTTCGCTTTAGTAGTCATTATAGTCATAATATCATTCAAAATAATGAGTAGTATTACTATATATTTAGTGTAGGGTCAAAATAATGACTACTATAATGACTAATATGACTATTATGACCTTCAAAGAAGTGTACCTTTGTCCTTGAAATGCCTTGCTCGGTTGGTATGGGGGTCTTCGGGAACAATAGTGTGCTGGCTGGTGTGGCTCATGTCCGGTCCACCCTGCCCCATGATGTGTCGTCGTCGGCGTTCACGGTTAAGTTCCTCTCGATACTTGACTCTCTCCGGGCTGGACTCGTATTTTTTGTCGTACTCCAACTTATGCCGCTTGGCTTCGGGGCTTACACGCTCTTTGAGTAGTCGCATAGCAATGTCCATTAGTTCGCTACGGTAAAAGACATCGGAATCTTGTGGACCAGCGACTACTCTTGGCTGACCCCATGTTCCCATTTGAGTAAAAGGGTTTTCAATATTTTCTTTTGGTAAAGTTTCTAATGCTCGTGAAGCCGTAGCATATCCGTCGAATGGGTCTATTTCTATGTCGCTTCTTGCATGATATGGTACTCCACCGGCTTGTTTTATTCTTGCCTGTTGTAGTAAGTCTTCACGAGTAAACGGTTTTGTAGGGTCACTTAACAAATACGCTTGATTTGGGTCCATTCCTACTGGCATGAAACCTTCTGTTTGTATTCTACCTTCATTTTTACTTGCTCTAAACTCCGGTTTTTCTGTTGAGGCTATCAATACATTTGGTCTTGGACTTGATGGCATATCCGTGTATTGCGAAAGTGGGGCAAGAGCGGCTAAATGAGGTCTGTAAACAAAACCACCACCTTCTCTTACTAAACTTTCATCGTATATGTTACCACCAGCGATACCCGGAACTATACTTTTTGCACCTGTAATATCGGGGTCTGTTAAGTCTCTTTCAAACTCTATATTACCGCTTCTTAATGGTATTTGTTCAATATTTCGAGCGTCTTCAAGTGACATGGCTCGCATTGATTGTATGCCGTGTTTAGGGTCACGCAATTGTTCTATAGTGTCAAAATCTCGACTCCAATGCGGAGGTAATTTTTTCAACAACTGCATGGCGAGGTCCATTGGTTCGCCTTTGTACATATCAGCCGAATGCATGATGCCATACTGGTCTGCACACGGCTCACATAAATGGTGTGTGTAATTTATACTACCCAGTGGATTACGGAATTGCGCCCCTGCTACTACTGGTGAGTTACCACAAAGGGTACATGCACCCGGTTTTCCTGCATAATTACCCTGCATAAGCCGGGTCATGGTAGGAGGTTCATCACGAGAACCGTAAGCGGTTTTAAGCAACCGCATAGTAATATCCATTGGTTCACTACGGTAAAAAGTACCCGATGGGTCTATTTGGCCTAAATTATCATCCATCAACATTCTTTGTTCGGGGGAAATTAAACCCATTTCTTCTTGTCGGTCTAAATCTCTTACACGGTAGCCTTCACCCTGTTCCCATTGTCTAAATGGTTGTAAATATGAACCCATGTAACCCGAAGTAGTAAGGTTTGGATTATCAGCATTGTGAATATTTTCTATATCCAGCATTTCTTGATTATACAACGCAGGTGGTATTTCAGCCTCCATAAGTACTCTCATGGCTTCTTCTATTTTATCTGCTCTTGCTCTACCCGATAATCTACCGTGATGTGTAGGTAATAATGCTCGACCTGCTTCTCTAATGTCATCGTGTCGTAAAGGGTTTGTATTTAGTTGCACAACATCCTCGTCGTTTAAATCGCCATAAATGACACCTTCTTCTTGAATATTTTTTCCGTATCGTTGCGGCATTCTACCTTTAAAACCAAATAAGTTTAAAGGTAATCCTGTTTTTAAGTTCATAGGAAGGTCGGGTGCTGTACTACCGCCTATTGTACGAGGATTTGGATTAAAAGAATAAGCATGAGCAGGGAATACAAACTGCCCGCTAAGTGAATTACCTGCTAAATCAGTTAAAGGTAAATATTCATGGTCCCTCAAGTATCTTGTTTCATCTGCAAAAGTCCTATTTTCTAAGTTGTTTAACGCTCTACCAAGAGTTGGTAATCGGTGTCTTTCATTTTGTAGTCTTAATGAGTGAAACGGGCTTTCACGAAACAATGAATCATCAAGGTACTGCTCACGGTCCCTTCTTAACGGTCGAGCGTCATAAACTGCCTTTAGAACATGATTAGGTTTACGCACAGCAACCTTTCTCACACTCTCACCAATCGGTGGTAATAAGCGATAGCATTTAGAGTCCTCGCTTCATGCGCTAAACATGGTGAGGCCAATTGCTGTTCGGAAAGCCGTACAAGCCGCACCCTTCGTTGCCGCCGCCGCCGCACCGGTATTAGGCGGAACTGGAACTGTTGCCGCTGGTGCAACAGGGGTTACTGGTGCGGCTACTACAGCGGCAGGTACTACCGCCGCTACTGGCTTAGGTAGCAAACTCCTGCAAGGTGCAAAAAAAATTGGCGTTACCGACCCTAAAAAAACAGTCGGAGATATGGCTCAACAAGCATCAGCCCAACACACTCAAAATCAACAACAAATGAAACAAAATAACCTTGAAGCCGCACAAAATGTAGCCGATAAAGCCAAAGAAGCGGCGGCTGTTACAAAGGCTTGGAAATTAGCAGGTAGATTTTCAGCACCGGAATATGATAATTTTGTTAAAAAATTGATAGAGTCTGCAAAAAAAGTAAACGGTAAACCAACTGAACATTGGGATGAAAGAATGGGTAGGAATAAAAATAAATTGGATGAAGCCCGATATATAGATAATCAACTCTTTGAGCATAAAGGTGAAAAACACGCTATTACACCGTTTCAATTATCTCACGCCGCAATAGACCATCTAAAAGAAAAAGGTTTACTTGATAATCATAAAGAAAATGATAAAGTCTCGCTTACTAATTTTCTTTATACAGATAAACCACACCCAAGACCTAATCAAATGACAAATAATGAAGCAAAGCGTCTTTCTGCCGTAATGCAACCCGGTAATTTATCTCATAAAGGAATAACTCTTCATGCAGACCCAGTAGATAAAGAAGGTAAAACACACAATTTTGATTTACTTAATCATGCTGATATTGGAGAAGTAAGTAATCCAATGAATGTACGCCCTGTTCAAGTACGAAGTAGAGGTATTGTAGGTGAACATTTGCCAAGCAAAAGAGCCTTTGCCTCCGAAGACGAACTTGTTGATAGTTTTTCATCAAAATATGAAAATGAATTAGCAGATAAGTTTGAAAATGAAGACTTACTCCAACAAGGAGTAGATTATAGAGCGCAAAAAGAGTACGAGAAAAAACAAAAACAAGAAGAGGCGGCTCGACAAAAAGAACAGGCTCGACAAGAAGAAGAGGCTAAACGACAAGAATTAGCAAATCAACCGGTTCAAGTTACACCAGCAGGACCGGGAATGTATTTTGTAAACGGTCAATTAGTAAGTGAAGATGATGCAAGAGCCAGCGGTTACATAAAAAGTCAACCAATGGACTTAGCGTGGCAAATGTTGTTTAAGGCAGGTGTAGAAGTCCACCACCAAGAGCCACTACCCGAAGAGTTTACTCAAGACATTAACCTACTTGACCGCAATCACCAAATGAATCCTACCGAAAATGGTACAATGATTAACAATATTAGCCCACATATGCTTCGCACCATCGAATTGATGGCTCAAAATTACAAGGATGATGAAAATATTGAACCGAAACCCTTTGTAATGCCCACTTTGAGGTATTGAGGGGTTAAAATGAATTGGAGATATTGGGCAGACGCTACAATCGCACTTCTTTTAATACCTATTTTAATTGTAGTAATACCGGTAGTTTGGCTTCTTTTTCTGCCAATAAAAGTCTTGTCGCAATGACTGACGCTACCTGTAAGTCGTCTTCAACAAGCCCACAGTCAAATCCCCATGCGTTGAGATGGCGCACCAGTGTTTCAGTGGATAAATTACTGCCACTATTTTCCGTAAAAGGGCAACCACCAAGCCCACCAATGCTTGAATCAAACTCTTTTATTCCGCTTATTAGTCCCATTTTGACTAAAGACAGTGCTTTTTCTTCGTTTCCTTTGTGATGTAAGTGTAATGCTGGTTTTAATCCCTTCATAATAGCCATTTCAGCCCATAATGCTACTTCGTTACGACTACCAGTGCCAATTGTATCAGCAAATACTACCGTATCGCCAAACATTTTTGCATCGTTTAAACAATTTTTCATCACCATAGGTGCTACATCACCACTGTAAGGGCTACCAAAAGCCATACTAATGTACACACGAACATTTTCTTTAGGTATTTTCATAAAAGTTTTGTACATTAACACTATTTCACTGCGAGTTTTACCCATATTGTTCATGTTAAAAGTCTCGCAAGGTGAAAAAACAATGTTAATTTTTTCTGCACCAACTGACATTGCCCTGTCGTAGCCACGCTTGTTCATGACAAGCACTGAACCTTGTTGGTAAACATCCTCGGCATCTGCCATTTGCGGTACTAATCGAGGATGAGCAAACGATGTTTCTTCGATATTTTTTAATCCAGCGTTGTATAACGCATTGATAAGTTGTATTTTGGTTTCAGTGCTGACGGGTTGTTCTAAACCTTGTAATCCGTCACGAGGGCCAACCTCGTAAACGGACACTTTCATTCAATACCCCTCCGCATACCTTCGTAACACGCTTTATGAAAAGCCTCTTCGTCTTCAATAAAAATTACAGTATCATTAGGGTCGGGTGTAGTCAGCAACCACACGCAAATAAATCCGAAAAAAAATGCTACAATAAACAAAAGAAACAAGTTCATGTGCCGAGACAGTGCAGTGTAAAAGTTAAACCTTTCGCTAATCCAGTGGATAACCACGGCTATCTACGCCCAATCGTTGCTCAATCGGATAGTTGGTATTTGGTTCGGGTTGAGGTTGTTCTTCTCCGGCCATAAATTGTTTAAAATGTTCCTGTGCGCTTAATTTTTCTTCTTGTTCACCACGAAGTTCAGCCGCATTTCTATCCCACTCTTGTATCATAGGTGTGGCTCTTTCGGGTGTAGAAACCATATCATGATACATATTATCTATGTGATGTGAAAGAGGCATCATTACCCTACTCCATAAATCGTAATCCCTACCGTCTGCAAAAAAAATGTTGATTATCTAATTGCTGTTGTATTTTTTCTTCGGGAATACCTCTTGCTCTAAGTGCCGCCGCATGTAATTTATCAAGCATTTCGTAGCCCATTTCACCTTTTGCGCCATCATCATATCCACCCAACATTAGATTTAATGAATGTGCGGCATTATGATGCCAGTCTTCTGTACCTTTTAGCAAAGTCCAAGCCTTTTGAAACGGTTGCATGTTATCACTGCCCACCAATAAACGGCGAAGAACTTCTTGCGGCTCTACCCTGCATACGAGGGGTGGCTCGTGGTTCATCTATTTGCCCACGCTTGGTTTTACGAGGTGTTTCTCTTATGTTTGTTGAAGCAATGTTATGCGCTTCGGGGTGAGGGTCGGATATTCCATCCTTTGGTGGTTTACCTACAAATGGTGCTAATTTAGCATCCATCTCTTCATTATGCGGGTCATCGGCATCACTATAATCGGTTTGCGGTGACATTGCGGCTCGTCGGCCAGCAGTATCAGCAAACTCCGCCAATTGGTCTTGCACTCTACCTGCAAGTGGCTTAGGGAATGGGTTAAACGGTTTTATGTTTTGATTTATTCTATCAATTAACTGTTGTCGTTGAGCAGGTGACGCATCGTCATTTAATTCTAAATCCATCCTCGCATCATCTACATCATCCATGCCAAATCCACCCATTTGTTCCATGTTCGATTGCCTACCTCTTGGGATTTCACCAGTGCTACCAGCCCGACCAATGTTTGCCGGAGGTGTACCGCCCATTGTGCGACTCATTGGGGGAACACCCATTGCTTCCATTTCATCGGCTTCGGGCTGTTGCGCTCTACGAGCAAGAGTCGCTCGGTCAAGTGCGCCTTGTTCGCCTTGATAATACGCTTCTTCATTTTGATGGTCTTGAGCAATATTGAGTTGGTCCCGCATTTGACGCTCATTGAACGCATGGTCGTCTAAAAATCCCATAGCGTCATCCATGCTGTTAATTCGTGGATTTTGAGTACCTTCTGTTTCAATTACATTTAATGCGTGTCTTTGTTTACTTGCGGCATCAACACGAGCATCAATCAAATCCTGTGGACTCATATCCCTTTCATATGGGCCAATATCTTGTCTTACAGGTTTGGGGAGGTTAAGTTCATGGCCTCTTTGCTTCAAAAGCATCCAAGCGGCTTCAAAAGCAACGGACATATGTAGCGTGAAGCGGATGAGATATTTAACGCTTAAGTAAAAGTTCGTGGTGCATAACCAGCGTGTATGACATTAAAATAAAGGTGATAATACTAAAGGTCAAACCCGCCCAGTCCACCTTGTCCATTTTACCTTCTACCGTAGGTCACACCACCCGGCGTTGGAATGTAGGTGTATTGGTCTAAAGTTTGTTGTTGTGCGGGTTTTTGTCCATGTTGTTGTTGTTGTATTTCGGCTAATTCTTGCCAGTAGGGTTTAGGTGGTTCAATGGGTGTTTGATACACAGGCAACGCACCAGTATCGTATTGCAAATCTCCAAACCCACGAGGTGTTTCTTTAGGCGGCTTTGCGGTGTATGTAACAGAATCATTGCGCCTAAATGGGGTAAAACGATTAGCAACGAAGTTTTCATTACCATCTATATCGTTTATTCTTTTTGTTGCATTTATAGGATTAAATTGCTCGTGAAACGGTTGCGAGTTTCTGTTTCTCGCATACGATGTTAAATTACCAGCGTCATTGATGATACCTCGTAACGCTCTACCGTACAAGCCCTGTCGTTGAGCGTCATCTGCTATTTTACCTTCGTCAAGCGATGTCCAATTATTTTGCGGGTCATCTCGTTCTGCGGTTGTAGTGCTTACTAAACCTACATCTCTTGGGCCTACTTTGACTCCGTAACTCCCTCTTTGATGTTCAAGACGAGGGATGTGTTGATTTAACTGTTGTTTAAATCGGTCTTTAGCATCGAGTAATTTTCGATGCCGCTGTTCCGCTTTCATTTCTTCTGTTATATAATCGTGAAAAACTTCGGGTTTTAAAAAGCCTCTATTTACACCATCCCTTAGATGTTTTGGTTGTTCGGGAAGACGAATTGGATTTTTGGCATCCTTTCGTTTATACCACATTCGTTCACCTATACCCGGTACACCCGAATACGATTGTACGCCATCAAGCGATGGAGTATTCAACTGTGATTGAAAAGTTGGTGCTTTTAACAAAGCCCATGCTGAATCAAATGGGCTTGTCATTTTAATCACTCATAATTCGTGTCAATTTGTTCTAAGGTTATACTTCTCGCTTGTTCGGGTGTAAGAGGTTTAAAACCGGGAGGTGGTTTGGGTTCATATTCAACATATTCTGCTGGTGGTGGTCCCCATTTTCGACTTAAACCTTCGCTATCATAATAAGTTCCTCTCATTCCGTCTATTTGGTCTTCTGCCTTCCACCACTCTTCACTATCTTCTTCATGCTGGCTTTGATAGTGCTTTATCCACTCTATAGCGTCTTGTCGAGTAATACCTTTTAACAACGCCCATGCTAAATCGAATGGGTTTGCCATAGCACTGCTATGGACTCCTTGTATAAAAAATGTTCAAAATATTTTTTTTACTAAAATGCCGTGTGCGGTTAAAAGAAGTGCTATGGGGAGTGCTATGGGTATTTCTCCTTCTAAGGGGGGTGCTATGGGGTCGTGCTATGGCCGCCGTATAGCGTTCTATAGACCGC